GTCACATCCCCCTAAACAAGTGGCTACATGCTATTCACCTGATGTCTAGCAGCAAGAAGGGCATTAGCGCCCATCAGATTCACCGCATGTTGGGCGTGACCTATGAGGCTGCATGGTTCATGTGCCATCGTATCCGTTACGCAATGACGCAATCGCCTTTAGTTGAGAAGCTAGAAGGTATCGTTGAGGTTGACGAAACCTATGTTGGTGGCAAGCACAAGGGCGGTAAGCGTGGTCGTGGTTCGGAGAGCAAGACGCCAGTAGTGGCTATTGTAGAGCGTGATGGCAAGGTTCGCGCTAAGAAGATGAAACACGTCACACGCCAGAATCTACATGAGTACATTCGTGGCAATGTCTCTAGTCGGACTCGCATCATGACCGATGGCTTGTCAGCCTATAAAGGTATTAAGAAGGGATTCAAGAATCATCAGGTGGTTGACCACTCTAAGGGGGAATACGCTTGGGGTGATGTGCATGTTAACTCTGCCGAGAGTTGGTTCGCCATCCTAAAGCGTGGTGTCTATGGCACTTTCCACCATGTCAGCGAAAAGCATCTAAACCGCTATGTCAACGAGTTCGTATTCCGTTGGGACAATCGCAAGATCAGCGACTATCAGCGGACTTTGGAAGCGATCAAAGGAACAGTAGGAAAGCGGCTGTTGTACCGTCCGCGAAAAAGTGAATAGTGGTAACATGAGAGGAGATACCCCTCTCTCTAGTACGGATAGGGTACGATGAGTAAAAAAGCTCTAATTCCAAGCGTGACCGACACTGATGAACGACCACTCCCTCTCATTGTTGCGGAGAGGTGGGAGTTCCCGCTTCGTACAGGTGAAAATGATACACTGTTTTGTTTACGCGACTGGATTGTAGGCTTGACGGGATCAGCAGACCCCGCCAACCTTATCAGACAGATGCGAAACAAAGGCGTTATTTCAAATAACGCCCGTAAGATAAACGGCTTGGAATACCTCACTGACAAACAGCTATATAGCGTCACGCAGGATATACGTACCACAAAGGCACGTCCAGCCGTAGCTGCAATCAAAGAATTTCTCGGCAAGTCTGGCGCATTCGTCGATCAGATTAGACGTGATCCTGTCGCACGTGCGGAGGTCAGCGCAAGCGGAGACCCCGATGCGCTTATCAACGTTGCAATAGATCGCTATCGAAAAGCTGGTCATGATGACCGTTGGATTCAAGCGCGTATTGAGGGAATTATCACGCGCAAGCAGTTCATAACTGCATTAGGTGCTGCTGTGCGGTTTGCTTCAAAGCATCTTTACCGCAATGGCACGGAGAAAATATATCAGGGATTATGGGATCGCACTACGGCACAACTGCGTGGTGACTTAGACCTGATAGCTGGTGACAATGTGCGTGATGAGTTCGGTGAATATGCTCTCATCTACACGCGCCTAGCTGAGAAGGTGGCAAGCGACAAACTAAGAGATGTGGAGACCGTGAAGGAAAAGGTCGCCATGCAGATCGTGTTTGAAGCAGCTAGGCTAATTCATGCGCAAGCGCAAGCCACATCGGAAGCGCTAGGTATTGACTTGGTGACAGAAAGACCCCTGCTCTCCGAAATTATTGCGGCACGAAACAAGGGGAAGGATGAGCCAAAGAAGATAACGAACGAAAAGCCTGTTTCTCTAAATCCGGTGGGATTTGAGGATGCAGTTCGTGGCTTACTTGCTACCCCTCCGCCAAAGCTATTGGGGGCTGGTCAGCCGAAGGAAGGCAAGAATACGCGGAAAACGAAAACTAAACGCTAGTTTAACGAGTCTTACGTTCATTGGTTTGTTAAACTATTGATTGCTTAGCTCTTTTGTGCTAAGCTCTTTCCCTAGAAAGCGAAACCCAGAGATGGGCGTCTCTGGGCTTCAAAAAGAACTTATAGGACTTCAAAAAACGACTCGTGCGAGTCTCCACAATGTTACCCCCCTTTGCGTGACGTTGTCAAGCTCTGTTATCCTCCTGTAAGTTCCGCCCTCCAAAGCATAGCTTACTCTTGTGCCATCACGAATAACCGCGATGGCTAGTCAATGATGTAAAACAACCCCATCATTGTCTCCGTAAACGGGAGGGATCGCTATGTCGTGTACACTAACCAGTTTTGACTTCGATGGTCAACAGCTTAGTGCCGTTATTGATGAACAGGGTAACGCTTGGTTCATAGCGGCAATCGTGTGCGAGATTCTCGGATATAACAACACATCCCAAGCCGTAACTAGCCACGTTCATCCGAAAGATAAGGGCTACGTTACGATTGAGCAGGGCGAAGTTATAGGGGGTATATCTGATCGATATACCCCCTCGCAGTCCCTCGTCATCAATGAGGCAGGTTTGTATAGGATAATCTTGAGAAGCGGTAAACCATACGCTGAGACATTCAGGGAATGGATAACTTCTGAGGTACTTCCAACTATCCATAGAAGCGGCTCATACTCTTTGCAGCAGACGCCGTCAACACCAGCAGAACTTATCCTTGCACAAGCGCAGGTACTCGTTAGTCACGAGCGAAAACTCATTGAGCATGATAATAAGTTAGCCGATCATACTGAGCGATTGGCTGTAACAGATCAGCGGGTTAACTCCCTTGAAGCCCGTGCTAATGCGCGTGATAAGGGATCGGAATATTACACAGTCCTAGCATACAGTAATCTAAACGGACTATCATGTACTAATGATCAGGCTTTGTTGCACGGTAGACGCGCTGCTGCGCTCTCACGAACACGTAACATCCCCATTGGTAAAGCACCTGATACGCGATACGGTCAGGTTAATTCATACCATGTAACGATCCTTGATGAAATATTCGGGAACAATCGAAAAAACTGAGTCGTAATCGGCAAAATAGAGGGCTTCACAGCCCTCTAAAAAATGAGTTGGGTTTGTCAAGCCGATGATTCCGATTTCTAGGGTTCTAACCAAACTCGAACGATTGAGTTGTTGACAAGTGATAGCACTTGCTCTATAGTATACATAAAAGCAAGTGCTATCGCTTGAGGTAACGATGAAAGCAACGACTAAGCAGATCAGCTACGCAAAAGCGCTCATCCAGCAGAAGATCGACAAGCGTGTGTATGCACAATATGCACTTGACGCTCTTAAAACTGCTGATGTCGCCAAGTTGGATCGGGAGCAGATGAGCAGCCTGATCGACGCGCTGAAGGCGGGCAGTCCGTCGTCGGAGACGCTCGGCAAGCTGCTGGGCATCACCATTAAAGCGCCTGTTTCCACGCAGACAATCAACCCATTTATGAGTTATATGCCTGCATCCGCTGTTGCTGCGCTCACGTTCGAGCAGAAAATTGAGCGCGAGGCAGCAGCGCAGCAGCTTGACTTGAACAATGCGAGACTCGCGTATCACAATTGGAAGCGCGATTTCGTCAGCAAACAGCGCCACGAAGCCAAAATGCGCGAAGAAGCGCATAAGCGCTACATCGCTAAGATGACGAAGTGGGCGAACGACATCGCCGACACGGACTGGCACGCGGCAGAGTACGTCTACAATCCCGCAGATGGTGCATATGCCCGCATCGAAGCGGCTATCGTTAAGCGGTTCAAAAAAGCGGAACACTTGATGGTGTGCAAAACCAAAACGGGGATCGTTTTCCGTTGGCACGATCCGCGTCAAATGAGCGAAGCACAGGAAAACTTCATTTTAGACATGATGGGACGCTTCGACATGACGCTCGGTTACGAGTCGCGCAAAGCAAAGTTGGAACGCTACTTTGAAGCAGCACAGTGGATCGACGTGTGGTTCATGTGGAAGCGCGGTGAGATTATCGAAGCTGCTTTTCGTGAAATCACGAAGTTGGACATCTATGTTTCCACCTTCGATGAGATGAGCGATCATAATTTATGAACACCATCACTCCACGTCAAGCAAAGCAGCAATTCCCCCACTCGTTTCGCAACGAGCAGGTGTACGAAGTCGTCTCCAACGCGGTAGACGCGGGCGAGGCGGAACTCTACGTAGCGACGGATGGCATACTCATGTACGACGATCCTGTTTTTCACGAGAAAGTCGTGGCAGTGCGCGATCTGGGCTACAACTCTGAAATCGGATTGCATCTCAAATTCAAGGAGGACTAAGATGTTCGAGGATGGAGATAAGGTGGTACTTACCACCACGCTGTTCGGGTCGGATTGGGCGCTCTTGACGGGCAGTCGCGGTGTCATCGACACCTACAGCGACGGCGTGCGCGGCGCATGGTTCAATGATGGCTTCTACGTCGGCGGCGTCGCTGCCGATGGGCAAGGCTACGATCTGCTTGCTGTAGTCGAACACGTCAACACGCTCCCGCTGGACGTGTTGATCGACGGCGAAGAAATGCGACGCCAAGACATCGAGCGCCACGAGGTGGCAGTGGAACTCGCCAGCATCACGCACGATACCATCAGCGCCGCCCTGCGGCGTGACGATCTCGATGATGGCGATGAAGGCGTATTGCACCTGTTTCCGCATAGCGATACCATTGACGCATTCATGTACAGCTATCGCGTTGTGCGTCACCGCAAGGAAGCGCGTAATCGGCTGCTCATGCGGGCGCAGATGGATCGGTTCGCACGCCTCGAAGGGACTTTCGAGGCGGAGCGCGACGAAGATCGATTGATCGCGTTCTATGAGAGTTACTTCGCTACCGACGTTGACAAGATGATGTTGTAGGTGCAGCATGAGACGAAGGAAGTTTTCTTTGCGAATTCCCGAACGCTTGCTTGATAAACTAGAAGCAGGCGCGAAGCAAATAGGAACGCAGTCCACCAACGAGTATATCGTCAACAAGTTGGCGGAGTCTGAGGGGATTGAATGTCCATCCCCTCAGTGGGGCGGGTTGCGCCAGCGGCTGGATCAAGTTTACATTTTCGCTGCGGGGGGACGCGCACAGGTGGCGAAAACGGCAAACGACGAAATAGTGTTCGCCTCCAACTGGCAGCAGTTGGAGGAGGCAGCGGTAGTTGAGGTGACGGCGCAAGGCGGCGATGTCTCCATGGGGGGCATCTACGCTTGTTCATCCGCATTAGCCAAGCAAGCGGAGTGGGTATGAACCGCGATAAAACCCTCGACGCGCTGATTGACGCCACCATCCGCGAGTTGCGGGACCGCGGACACGCCATACTCCCTACCGACGCGCAGATCGCTGATGCCATGTACACCGCCGCCGCGATGAACCTCACGCTGGTGGCGAAAGCGGCAGCCGTCGGCGCGTCCAAGACCGACACCTTCGCCAAGTTCGTGCGCGGACTGCTGGCGAAGGCGAACTAGTCAATTTAAGGTTATCGGGGTTGCACATCGTTCACGCAAAAAAAGGAGGAAAAAATGAGTGGAGAGATTATCTATTGGGATGGCGAGGGGTACTATGCTGCTCGCCAGCAGCCGGACGGTATAATAACCGTCAAAGTTGACGAGGACCAACCCGACGCGCACGCGCGTCGGTTGGGGCTAGGGACAGCCATTTGGATTAGTGAAGAAGAGCTAATCCAAAAGGAAGAAGACGGGATTGTCGTTGACCGCGACGACATCAGCGGGGGTTATCGCTGGCTGTAGCATAGCCAGCGGTATTATAGAGCCGAGATCGGACGATCTCGGCTCTATTCTCCCTACCGCCTGCACACCGTCACCACCGCATCCGCCAGCGTAAAGGAGAAGATGGCGGCGATTTTGCCATCGGAGAGGAAGCATCAATGACAATTCCAACACCACAGGAACAGCAAGCCATCGTCCACACCATCATGAGCGACGAGAGCGCGTTCCCAATCACACTGCCCATCCTTGAGGCGTGGGCGATCATCAGCGCCCTGCGGTTGGCGGCAGAACACCCCGCTAGGACCAAGGCGGGCGCGACCAATGCGCGACAGATAAAAGCCGCCTTCGAGGACGCAATCACCAGCCGCCACCCCAAAGCGAAATACCTGTTCGAGCCGGGCAGGATGTCGCAGGCGCAGTTCGCGCGCAAGATGAAGCCAATCCTGAGCGACGCGGAACCAGTGACCGTCAACATCACCATCCGCCAAGAGTGGATGATCCTCGCCAACATCCAACTCGCCGCACGGCATCCCGACATGAATGAGGCGAACAAGGCGCGGCTCGTGCAGATCGCGGAGCAACTGGAGGCACATCTTCTGGAATCCCACCCGCAGGCACAAGCACTGATTGGCATGGGCTGGAATCCAGAGTTTGATCGGTAAGAGGCGGGGATCGCTGACCGCCCCTTCAACGGCGCGGTCAGCCGTGCGATAATTGAGGCAAGCAGCAGGAGGTAGGATTACCAATGAGTGGTGAATTCGCGTGGTGGTATGGCGGCGGGTACTGTGACGATGCACTACAAAGAGTCGCTGAAGCGATGCGCGAGGAAGCAACGCAGGCGACTTCAATCCTTGCCGCCGACTTCGTTGAGCGTGTTGGCACTGGACTGCTGCACCTAATCGCTTACTCGGAAGCCAGCGACGCCATTATTGATGAGCGCAATATGCCGGAAGTGGAACAGGAACTTGATAAGCTCATTGCCGTCTTGCGCGAGATGAAACAACGGATACCTGAGCTAGTTAACCAAGGCAACGGCGCGGAATTGCTTAGGGATACTGATTAAAAGTGAGAATCGAGGCGCTTATGGATTTCGGACGCGGGATGCCGCCGCTGATTATCCGCGCCGATGGCTGCGTGCGGTGGTTCGAGGAGGGTGAATGAACAATAAAGTCTATGCAGAGGATGTGAATTACTATCAGACCAGCACAACGGCGGCTGATACTTGGATCGATAAAGCTAAGAAAGAGATCGCCCGAATTGGAGGGCGCGTAAAGGCGTCTGCATTCGGTGAGGATGATAGTGGTCGGGCTGCGTTCATGATGCTTTTCCAGATCGGAGAAGACGCTTTTCGTATTTCATGGGCGGTATTGCCACAGCGCAAAGCAAACGAACGGGCGGCGAAGATTCAAGCGGCAACGATGCTGTACCATGACGTGAAGCACAAGGTCGTCATGGCGAAAGTCAAAGGCGTTAAAACCGCTTTCATGGAGTATTGGCTGTTACCAGATGGACGCACTGCCGCTGAGGCGACTAATGTTGATCTGATGAAGGCGATGCCAATTTTACTTCCAGCGCCGAAATAGACGAGGGCATAAACTGATGAATGCGCTCACGGTACGGTTGATCGCCGCATTGGAGGGGTGAAGTGATGAACAAAGATGAAACTGCATTAGTGTATCTACAGCGGAAGATCGGCGGGGAGATGGGGACATTTCAGGGCTTCCCCGCGCTCGTCGATAAGGGCAACGCGGCGTTGCCCTCGACATTCCGAATGCACAATGTTCCGTCGGTCTTAGCGTTCCTGCCGACTGAGCAGTGGTTAAAGAAGGAAAACGCTCGTTCCAAGCAGAATTTTGCTGTTTTCCACGACATGATTTCTGAAACAAGATTTTCTGTTGGTTCATCTCTCGTCGGGCAAGGAGACCCCTAGCTTTAGCTATGGGGAGGAATTGCCCACTCTCCTTTCAATATCTTGAAACTTGTGATATACTGCCAGCATGAAACTGACAGCTAAGGTGAAGCTGATCACCACGCCTGAACAACATACACTCCTGCTGCAAACGATGGAGAGAGCGAACGCCGCCTGCAACTATATCAGTCAGCAGGCGTGGGAAACCAACACCTTCCGTCAGTTTGATTTGCACAAACTCACCTACAAGACGGTTCGCGCTGCCTTCGGATTGGCGGCGCAGGTGGTGATCCGCTGTATCTCCAAAGTTGCCGACGCCTACAAACTGGATCGGCAGACCAAGCGGACGTTCAAGCCTCGCGGCGGCGTCGCTTACGATGATCGTGTGCTGAATTGGCGTTTGGTACAGCGGCAGGTATCGATCTGGACGCTGAACGGACGTGAGATGATGCCGTTCGCAGCGGGCGAACATCAACTCGAATTGCTGCGTACTCAACAAGGCGAAACCGATCTTGGCTATGTCGAGGGTGCGTTCTACCTGTTCGCCGTGTGCAACGTTGAGGAAGCCAAGCCGATTGATGTCGATGGTATTCTTGGCGTCGATCTTGGCGTTGTTAATCTCGCCACCGACAGCGACGGCAAGCTGCACTCTGGCAGCCACATCAAAAGCGGACGCATTCGCCACCTTCGGATGAGGAAGAAACTCCAGAAAAAGGGAACAAAAGCAGCCAAACGACTGCTTAAACGCTTGTCTGGCAAGGAAACGCGTTTCGCCAATGATGTCAATCACTGTATCAGCAAGCAGATTGTAAAGACTGCGAAAGGCACTCGGCGCGGTATTGCCCTCGAAAACCTCGAAGGCATCCGCCAGAGGATCACGGCTCGTCGCAGGCAGCGAACAATCCTGCATAGCTGGTCGTTTGACGATCTCCAACAGAAGATTAGCTACAAGGCAAAGCGCGTCGGTGTTCCCGTGATCTTCGTTGATCCCCGTAACACTTCTCGCACCTGCCCAGCTTGTGGTTGCATCGATAAACATAATCGCCCGAACCAATCTACCTTTGCCTGTATCGCTTGCGGTTTCGCTGCCCATGCCGATCAGGTTGCCGCGATCAACATCAAGTCGCGGGGCGTCAGTCAATACGCCGCACGTCTCGGATGCCAGACTAACCCTAGTCTGGTAGCGCCGGGGACAAGCCCCTAACTTTAGTTATGGGGTCGTTGACTTTTCACCAGAGGAACGTGGGACGATCCTGACTCTCGCCAGTCGTTCCTGCACTTTCCAATGGCTTTCAAGGTGGACGATGGCGGGTTTGTCGGGGGCGAGTACATGATCCGCCGCGATGTGGTGAAGAAGCACAGCTGGGAGGGGTGAAAGGTTGGACGAACTGGACGCAATTCGAGCGCGATTGGCAGCAATGAGGCGGAATTGTCTTACCGTCTGCATGGCGAACTCGTGCCTAGTGGAGACTAGTGGGTAAGCGCTTGAAAAACCTGTGGTGTCTTGAGCAGGTTAAGCTACAACCCCGTGTCTTCCCTTTGCTCAAAGGGGATCATGTAGAGGTCGCCCGGCTGACCATCCTGCCGAAACCCAAGCCGTACTAAGACGACCTTGCTCTTTTCAGGTGGCGTGAATTATATAGCACCTGAGTCCCGTCCGGAAGCGGGTAAAGTGAAAATCATGAACGATGACGCCGACTTTCACGCCGCGCTCAAAGCCACAGGATTACGTGGAAAGTGGGAAACTGATGGCGAGTCATTCTTCCTTCAAAACGTGTGGTGGCAATCATTTGATGTCTATGGCGATGATGAAATCGGGTGGAAGCTCTCCATCAGCGACCACGATGTAGATATGGATGAGAATGGTCAGTCAATGTCAGCTACCGATATTCAGGACGATCTGTTTCCGACGTGGATCGACGCCGCAAAACGCGCTGAAGCCCTTTGCCGCTTCGACTGAGCAAAACAAAGACGGAGGTTGCACTAGCCTATGCACAAGATCAAAGCAACTGGTCTTTCCAGTGCCTTTATCGTCCATGTTGACGGCACGAAGGAACCGTTGGGGAGCAGACTTCAGAAAACTACAATGTTTCGCTTCGAGCCAGCCGAAGTATTGCCTGAAGAACCGATCTATACGTTCATTTCGGAGCCGCTTTCATGGACATGGACTCTGTCCGCTGACCAACTTTTTAAGTTTCCCCAATTGGCTCAAGCCGGCTACTTGTTGGTCTTATCGCTGCCGCGCCGACAGGAATGGGCGGGATTGTCGAATTCAACGGTGCATCGGATCAGGCGATCATGGGCGCGGCGCGTGTACAAGTTGCTGCGCGATCATGGCATTCCCGCGACGCAGTATCATATTTACGTGGAATTTGAGGCGGTTGTGAACTTAGGAGCAGGCGAATGAACCCTACTGAGCTACAGGAGATTAAGGCGAAACTTGAAGCTATGGAAGCCTGTATGGAGTCGAGTGCATGGAGATTGTCGGAATACGAGCAATCGGCTGATGTCACGGAATATGTCTATGTTCGTCCCCACACTGGTCTTATACGTCAAAGGCGGCAAACTTAGTCCTGCATATATGCGTGAATTGCGCGGGGTGATAGAGCGAGAATCTAACGTGACTATGGGTGGCTTTATCTGCCTTCAAGAGCCGACAAAGGGAATGATAAGCGAAGCGGCTGAAGCTGGCATGTTTGAGTATCGTGGAGTGAATTACCCTAGACTGCAAATTAGGACAATTCAAAATCTGTTGGACGGCAAAGGATTTGAAACGCCGTCTAAGGTTCAGACGATGGATTGGATTAGGCAATTAGCCCTCCCCCTAACCTCATAGGGGGGGGTAGACACAAGTCCTAAAGGTGATAATTCCGAAAAATATTATCCCTATCGTGGGATCAATGATTACAAGGGTAGCTTCTTGTCTTTCGACGAGGCAAGACAAAAGTGGGAGGTCTATCTAAAGAGTGATGAAATTTCGTTGGAGCAAGATGCTTGGGGACATCTCTGCTACCTTCGCCAAGATGGGGTGCTGCAATTGATGATGGAGTTTGAGCGCAACTCTGGCGTTCGTGCTTTTCGCGCCGCCGGTAAGGAAGAGTGGAGTTACATTGACCCGGAGACGGATAAGAAACTGTACCGAAAGTTCTGGCGAGACAACAACTTTTCTCTCAAAGTCCAATATGCAGTTGATCAGTTTGAGGAGGGTGAAGATTGAACGCATTCGTTCGTATACCAACCGAAATCCTGCGAAACTTTCAACCGGAAAGTATCCATGTCGTGCCTGCCTACCTTGATGCCGTGCCGAACGGCGCAGGCGATCCGCTGGCGGCATTGCAACAGACCCCGATCTCCGAAAAGACGCTCCCCGCTATCAAGATAGTGCGAATATTCACCGATGAAGAGGTCAGAATCAAGCAACGCCTCCCTGCGAATATCCCGTTCTATGAGGCGTTAGTTGCGGATATTCCTCAGGTTTCGTTCGACGGCGGGAAGTGGTGGCGCGACAAGCAACTCTGGTGGGTGCTGTGGGATGAAATAGCGCCCTTTAATCACACAACTGAACTTCACTGCTACTTGCGTCGTGAGGCGATACTGTCGGAAATTAGGATTCGTCGCCATCAACCGCAGTACATGAATCCCCTGCTGATTGCGCCGTTCACGGCAACTGCTGAGGAGTGGAGAGAGTTCACGCGGCGACGATCATTCACCGTTACGCCGATGGGGATAACTATCGCCCTCAACTCAAGGGCGTTTGAAGTGGCGAATGTTGTCGAAAGACGCGTGTACGATGGGGGCAGCAAGACATTTGAACACACTGCTTACTACTTGAGAGAGAGCGGGGCGGCAACGAACAGCGACGATGTTCGACGCTTTGAACATGCCGAGGATGTCAAGTTTTACCTGAACCTCGTTGGACGCGAATGGGAGATAGAGTTACGTGACCAGATTTAAAGACCTATCCGCACTCGTTTGCCAGTACGTCATTGATTTCTGGCGGCTGATTTTGGGACGACGCGACGCTGCTTTAGACTTGGACTTGAACAAGCCGAAGCGCCATCACTACGGCGAGACAGAAGGGGATATGTGGCTTGAAGCGGCGTGGCGTCAGGCGATGGATAGCAGGGAAAAGGTGATTTACATCACTGCCGATCAGGTGGGGACGGTTTTGAAGTCAATGGAACTCCTGCCTGTCTTTGCATTTGCCATTCCGTTTCCGTCCGATCCTACCCTGATCGGTAGGTATCGGGGTTTTGAGGTCAGAGTTAAGGATGGTGCGAAGTGAGCAGCGAGATTGAACCCGTTCCCGCTTCGGCGGTGTTGACGTACCTCTATAAAACGGGCGACGGCGAAGCACGGTATCTGGTGGGGGTGCATCTGCTGTCATGAAACCAAACGCAGCATCTCCATCCCATGAACGACGCAGCTACGGTCAGGCGCAAATCGACCTGATCAATGCCGTGATCGACTACAAATTGGATGAGCAGAACAACGGCAATCCGCCGTCGCAGAATGAGCTTGCCGACATTCTGGGCATCAGTCCTTCTACCGTGCGGACGCTGATCGACACCATCATTGCCAATCCAAAACCGTCGCATCCGGCGCGGCTGGGCAAGGATCACATTGGGCGCGTCACCGTCCCCGACGGCGAATTTAGGATGATCGCCAAGCAACGCCAAAGCAAACAGGAAAACACCCCTACGAAACAAGGCGAAAATCCTTGATCAGCGCGATTGCGCTCACGTAATCCTGTGAGTGTGCGCCGGCGTTGCCGCCTGTCAATGCCCGTTGTATGCTCCGACAACGGGCTTTTTGTTGTGGTGAACGCGAACAGGGCAACGTGGGACTTTTCGACAACGACTTCATTCAAGATACGTTCGGCGTCAGCGGGCTTGACTGGAAACTGCGCGACGAGTTCACGACGGCGGCAGTTGCGCCGCTGACCAGCCCGCGCCCCTGCGAACCGGGACCGGGCTTGATCACTATCTCCGACTCCGGCAACCGCGCTTCTATTGCCAGCGGTGCGCTCACCTTCACCGGAGGGGGCAGCGCCAACCCGCATTTCATTGGGCAAGCAGCAGCAGGATTGGCGCGTGTGGTTGGACGCATGTTCTTGATGGAGCATACGCCCGGCGGCGCACGGAATGTCCTGGGCTGGCAAACAGTCACCTCGGCATCCAACGCCGCACACGGCTTGCAGGTGAACGGAACGGCGCTCACCATTACTGACTCGGCAACTGGTGGCTTCAACATGGCGACTGGCTTCACCGTTGCGAGTTCCACTTCTTATCAGATCGCCGTCATTGCCCGCACAGCAGGGATGCACATTCTGATCAAGGGGGGCGCGTATTCGACGTGGACACTCCTATGGACGGATGACGTCGGCAGCTTTGCCACCATGTATCCAGCGGTGTACCCCCTGTCCAATCAAGCGGGAACATCAACGATGTCGTACTGGCGCATCCGCGATCTGGCTGCCTACTTCAATGCCAACAACGCCATCGCTACTGTGAATGCGGCGTCACCGTCCGGTTCGTATACAGCAACGGCAGACCAACAACTCAACATCACCTTCACTTCGCCGAGCAGCATCACCGCCGAGTCCGGTATTCGCTTCCGCGTGACCGACGCCAGCAATTACCTATGGGCGGGCTTCACGACTGCCGGATCGTTCCAATTGCGGCGCTACACCAGTGGAACACCAACAAACTTGATCGACGTGGCAAGCGTCATTTCGACCAGTCAAACGCGCATGGTTCAAATCAATATGGCGGGATCGACCCTTGACGCCTACACATGGTCAGGCACAACGCCGACCAAGCGCGGATCAACGATCACCGAGTCGCAAGGCAACACTCAGACGGGAATTACCACCGACACTGGATCGGGTTGGACAGCGGCGAATCTGCTGAGTTTCCCGCGCACGAACGCCGCTTGGGATGCGGAATTGGATCGGGTGGCGTGATGACCCTACTGCAATGCCTAGCCGACTTTGCCCTCAGAATCGTCCTCGTCGCTGGCTGCATCAGTACGGCGCTGCTGCTATTGCTTGCATGGCTGTCCGAACGGGAGATGAAGTTTCGTGATCAACGCTTAGAGAAGGAGCGTCAAGATGGAACGGAAGATGACGGTATCGCGCCTATTTAGCTGTCTATTCGCGCTGATGTTCGTGTTCGTCAGTCTGCTCGTGCCGACTGGCGCAGCGCCCGCGCAAGCGGCAGAGTACGGCTCGGTGGGGTGCTTGCCGTCGATCCTCACCGCCGAGTCGGTGCTGGTGTCGCCGCTGAAATGGCATCCCGATTACGAGCGCCTCAAATGGCAGAAGCGCACCTTCATGCCCGTGACCGGACTTGCCGACTGGCAGGTGCTGGACGGCGACAAAATTCAGCCGGATTATGTGCTTCACGGTTGGTGGTATGGCGATGTGTTCGCCGATGTGAAACTGTTCACTTATCCCTTCTGGGCGCGGTTTCAATCCGAACAACCGCCGCGAGATTATCAGTACGGGGTGGGACAAATTCTGTTCGGCGTGCATCCGACATTCCCCGATCACTACGTCGTCTTCGTGATGGATCGGTTTCATCCGCAGTGGTCGCCAGCGGATCACTGTTTCTGCACGTTCCTCGTGGACAAAGCCCGCGTGGATGCGCTGACGGGGTGGTGATAGTAATGCCCTTCGGCTTCGATATTCCTCAGCTGATCGTCCTCGCCTGCTTTACATTACTTGGCATCACGGTGGGCTTTCTGATCGGGGTGGTGGTGATGGGGCGGAAGGGTGAACGAAGCAGCAAGTACGACCATAACGAGACGGGGGAAAGCAGACGGTAGATGAGCGTTCGGTACAGCGCGGCAGACAAGAAAAAGGTCATTCAAACGTTGCAGCGATCCGGCGGGCTGACTGCTGACGGAATTGCTGCTGTGCGCCGCCTTGAATTACATATTGCAACTCTCAGTAAATCAACAATACGCCGCTGGTGGTCGCGGCACCAGCATGACGGCGGCGCTCCCCCTGCCAAGCGCAATAAACGTAAACAAGATTCTGCGAAGTGGACTGATCGCGCTTCGGCTAACAAGGTGTCCGAGATCGCTGACGATGACCCACTTGCCTTCCCCGTTTACGATGGACTTACACCTAAGCAGCGCGTGTTCGTCGCCGTTTATTTGCGGACGCTCAATGCCACTGAAGCAGCAATGCAAGCCTACCAAACGACAGATCGCGTAGTAGCGGCATCCATCGGCTACCAGAATCTTCGCAAACTGAATGTTCGCACCATCATTGATGCCGAACTTGACGCAAGGACACTCACTAAATCAGAAATTCTGTTCCGACTGACCGAGATCGCCATTGGCTCAATCGAGGATGTGGCTGATCTGCGTGATGATGGCACATGGCAAGTCAACCTTACGAAAGCACATTTACGCGGCAAGTTGCACTTAATCCACAAATTGACCGAGAAGCGGAACACTGACGGCGACGGCAATACTGAATCAACGTTCGCCGTTGAACTCTACGATGCCCACGCCGCGCTGCGCGATCTTGGTCGCCACCGTCAACTATTCAATGAGAAGATCGAACTGGCGATCCCAAAGGAAGTGGCGGAGTTACTTGGCAAGTACAACATCTCGATGTCGCAGTTCTTCGCCGTGTTCCAAAAGCTGCTAGAACGCAAAGTGATCGCCCATGCTTGAATTGAGCGTTGACACCCTCGCCGAGGAACTGGCGCAAGAACTTGGCATCGAGGTGCCAGTTGCGCCGCCGATTTGGACGCCACAACCCGGACCGCAAACGCTGGCGAATAACTCACGCGCCGATGAAGTTGGTTTCGGAGGTCAAGCTGGGGGCGGCAAGACTGATCTTGCCATTGGCTTATCGCTCACTCAATTTACGCGCAGCATCATCTTTCGCCGCATCAGTAAGAACCTGCGGGCGATCATTGACCGCACCATCAACATCGTTGGCAGCAGCGAAGGACTGAATCAGTCAACGAATGTGTGGCGACTGCCGAGTGGTCGCCAGCTTGAATTCGGCTATATGCAGCACGAAAACAGCAAGTTTGATTGGCGCGGCAACCCTCACGAATTATATGTCTTCGACGAAGGCTCGGAATTCAACGAGAGTCAGATCGATTTCGTCACAGCATGGAAACGCACGACTATCCCCGGTCAGCGCACACAGACGTTGATCACCTTCAACCCGCCGACGGACGCACAGGGCGAGTGGCTGATTGAGCGCTTCGGTCCTTGGATCAATCCGCAGCACCCCAACCCCGCAGCACCGGGTGAACTGCGCTGGTATGCGATGGTGGATGGCAAACGTATCGAAGTGCAGAGCGGCACTTCTTTTATGCACAATGGCGAACTGATCGAGCCAACCTCGCGCACCTTCATTCCAGCCCGCCTTGAGGACAATATTTACCTCACCAACACTGAGTATCGGGCGCAGCTGCAAAGCCTCCCCGAACCGTTACGAAGCCAACTGCTGTATGGACGCTTCGATCTGATCCTTGAAGATGATCCTTGGCAGGTGATTCCTACCAAGTGGGTGCAAGCAGCGCAGCGCCGCTGGCTGGAGACCGAAAAACCTGACCTGCAAGCACGATCAGTTGGTGCGGACGTAGCACGGGGAGGCATCGATAAGTCATCAGTCGCCCGATTATTCGGCAACTGGTTTGATTTGCATTCACGTCCGGGCGCGGAAACGCCTGACGGACCGACGGCTGCTGAGTGGATCGGCGGCTTGGCGGGTGGTGCACCGATCTCGTTAGATGTCATCGGCATTGGCAGCAGCGTCTACGACTCTCATGTGACGCGCGGCGACAATGTGGCTGGCGTCAACTTCGGTGCATCAACCAAAGCAACTGATCAGACGGGCAAGTTCGGTTTCCTCAACATTCGCGCCGAAGCCTACTGGCGACTGCGTGAAGCCCTTGACCCCGCCAGCGGTGAAAACTTGTGTTTACCGCAAGATCGGGCATTGCTTGCTGATTTGTGTGCGCCCCGCTTCAAAGTAGTCAGCGGCAAGATTCAAATCGAGGACAAGGAATCTATCAAGAGCCGGATCAATCGTTCACCCGATGACGGCGATGCAGTAACGCTGTGCTGGTATGGCGCAAGTCGTGAATTCAAGATCATTGAGGTGGATACGTGAACGCACTGATGCTGCGCGGCAATGGGCGTATCGAGACATTGAAAGCCATCAAGAGTGCCGATGGCATCGGCGAAGGCGGCACATCCGTACTTAGCGAGTATACCGCTGCCATGCGCGACTTGACGACGGACGATAACAGTCTCGCCACCGCATACACAGCGTCGGTATGGGCGTTTCGCTGCACCAACGTTCGCGCCAGTAAGGTCGCCAGCATTCCCCACCGGGTGATCAGCAAGAAGACCCAAGAGCCGATTCCTGATCATCCCCTGATTACCGCCATCCAAGCAGCGTATTGGTATTCGCACCGTTCGCTCTTGTTCGACTTCGAGATGTCGATTTGCCTCTACGGGGAAGTGTTCATTGAACTCATCCGCAATCTTGTGGGCATGGCAGACGGGTTGAAATGGCTGAATCCGCTGGGTGTTGAGCCGTTCATCTATGGGTCGCACATCCTCCACTACGATGTTTACGAGCAGAACGGAGGCGCTTACAAACACCTCAATCCCGAACACATGATCTACTACCACACGGCGAACCCGCGTGACGACCTGCGCGGCTTGGCAGTGATGACTACCGCGCTTGACTCCGTCAATGTGGATCGGGCGATCCAGAAAAGCACCAAAGCGTGGTTCCTGAATGACGCTCGACCTGACGGCATCATCTCGCCGCCGGAAGGGGCAACCTTCCCCGATCCCATGCTGGCACGTCTGCAACAGTGGTGGCAGAACCGCCTCAAGGGACCGCGCAATCGCGGCAAAACGGCGATCCTTCCTACCGCTGTGCGCTGGCAGCAGGTGCAGCGAGAGCCGATTCCAGAGCAGCCAGAACTGAAAATGGATGTGCGACGCGAAACCTGTGCAGCGTTTGGCGTGCCCGTCTCCATTGCGGGCGGGTGGGATGATGCCAGCTACCAGAGCGCCCCTGAGCAACGCAAGTCGCTGTATGAAGAGACGATTTTCCCCGAATGCAACCTGATCGCCGAATTCATCACCGAAGTAGTGCTGCCGGAATTTGATAGAAGTGGTGGTAGCAAATTCGAGTTCGATAAAAGCGCGGTGCAGGCGACGCTCGAGGATCAGGAAAAGAAATCGCGCATCGCTAAGGATAAGTGGCTCGGCGGATTGATGACCATGAATGAGGCGCGGCTTGCTGGCGGCGACAAATCAATGGGCGCGGCAGGAGAGATTTTACTTATCCCCAGTGGTTACACCGTCATCCCCATCAACCAGCTTGCCGACGCCCCGCAGTTGGTGGCGCAGGCTTCCGTGCCATTCGCGTTGCCCGCGCCTTCTCTCTCTCTAGCCGATCCCAACGCCGAACAGAACAATTCGCCGCGATTGCCGTTGGCGTCCAGTGCCGTCACCGATCAGGAGGTCGCACATGGTTCGACCTCTCTCGCTCCGGACCGCACAGCAGATCGAGAACTCAGCAAGTGGGAGAAGGCGGCGCTGCAATCGGGCAAGAGCAAGGCGTTGCGCTTCCAGTGTTACGCCGTGCCTGCGTATATTGCCGCCTACGTCCGCAAGTCGCTGGAACTGACCGACTTCGACAACCGGGCAATGGTGCGGAGCGTGTTCACCAAAGCAGCGCGATTGTACGCCGCGACGGAGGCGATCAGGGCGGGGGATGTAGATGTCAATGCTGAAGTGGGCATGGACGACAGTGGCGCGGTGTTGACTGTGGATTCCGAGATCGATAGCGACACTGACACCGTGCCTCAGGTGAGCGATGCCGAGATCGAGGCGGCGCGACTGGCGCTCAAGTTGGCTGGTGTTGAGTTCGGGGTGGAGGCGGAAGTGAATGCTGATGCTGGCGATACCGATAGAGAGAAGGAAAGTGCGTGATGAAAAGTGATTTCGACTTAGAACTAGAGCGGATTGGTGCTGAGATCGAGGAAAAGGCGATCAAGACTGCCGAAAACACGATCAAGCAACAATTGCGGGCAATCGGCGAATTGCAAGATGTCAAAGCTGTGATCCAGTCCTGGCTCTCAGAGGTTGGCTTGTGGCTGATGGCATCACCCTCAGGCAGTCATTACTGGGATGTGTTCGAACCAGCGGCAAAAGATGATCCACTAGGTTTGTATCCTACCTACGAGATCGCGCTGCATGAGGCGCTCAAGCTGGTGGCGCAGCGAATCGCCGCGAAAGCGTCTGCGCCTACCGTCGTTGCCGATGAAGTGGGGAAAGGTGAATGATGCCTCCAATTTCGGCTAAGTCCATTCTAGGGAGCGTTTCTCAGTCCAATGACCGTGTTGAGCAAGTCAAAGCCAGTCCAACATACAAGGCACGTCTTGCGAAATACTTCAGCCGCGTCAACAAAGCATATGATGCGGAGAATGTCCTGCAAGAGTGGTTGCTTGACGCTGGCATTATAGTTGCGGAGTTATCGGCGGGCTGCGTCGTTATCGACATCAATACTAAGAAGTCGCTTGTTGAGACAATTGACGGCAATGCACCAACTTATTTACATGCCCTGCGCGAAGCAGTAGCCATCGCCAGCAAGCGGATCGCGGAAAAAGCGCAGACGGAGCTATCGTCAGTGGACCAGCCAAGTGACTGAGCCAGAGATTTACTACTTCGAGTGGCGCTGGGCGGATGACGAGGTGATCCAGTGGCAGCGCGATGGTGACTGTAACGGCTGCGGCGCGTGCTGCAAGACGCTCATTCAGTTCACCATGAGTCGCGCTTACCTGCCGCCCGTAAACGACTTCAGCGATTGGCTTCCCAACAACGGCGGCGTCATCTCTGCCCGCGTTGGCATCGGGGTACAGGTGATGATCAACGGCAAGTCGCGCTACTTCGATAACATTCAGATCATCCCCAACGATCCTAACCATAAACCGTGCGGGTATCTCACTGCCGACAACCGCTGCCGCGTACACGCGGGCAAGAACCGTCTGTGTGCGATGTGGCCCATGACGCCGACACATGCCGCTGCATTCGAGGAGTGCAGCTACACCTTCACCGAAATTGGACGCTGGAAGATCAGCGAGTTAGAGGCGCAAGATGCAACCGAACCACAGTCGGTCTGATCGCTCCCCGCAAGGCTCGCTCAGAGCAGCAAAGTCCCGCCTCATGCGCTGGCTGCGTTCATGGTGGTGGGGCGAGATCAAGGCGCACAAGAAAATTGTCACTCCTTTCAAAGACGCCCCATTTGAGATCAACGGCATCCCGCAAACCGTTGAAGCTGTCACCTTCCACTGGAAGGGCGGACGACGTGTGCTAATCGGCGGCAGTTTTGTCCGCGAAGCCGGACCCACCTACTTCGAATGGCTACTGAACGGGCGTGCCCGCTTCTGCTGCTACGACGTGGAAGTGCTGTGCTACGACGCGAGGCGGGATGTTTACATCGCCCGACGGACTAGTTGGTCGTGGAGGGAGGCGTTCAATGCAGTCACTGCTTAAGGTTAATGGGGAGATCGTGGTCGGCATCAAGCGCGACACTGTTTCCGCTTATAGCATGAATGGGAAGCATCTCACCAAAACGTATGAATGGCGCGGCGGGGACATTGCCTATGTTGATGCACGGGATGAATCGCTGCAAGCGTTGATGATCAAGCCCGGAGGGAAAAGTATTGGTCAACACATCAGCATTGGGCATTACCGCGCCATCATTGCCGATTGGGACCCCTCGTGCAACTGGTACATCATCATCCGCGTCGGCAGATTTAGCTGGCTGCGCTTCTTGCTCTTCCGCCTGCGCGATGTCGCCCTCTCACTCAATTGGCGGGTGCTGTGGACGCTACACATCTGGGGCTTAGTCGCTCGCCCCGATTATGGTGAACGCATCGCGTGGCGGAGGGTACGTCCCCTGCGTTGGCTGCTCGCCAGATTTCAGGCGAAAGGGAAGTAGCAGTCATGCCGACCCTCGCCAACCTCGCCGTTTTCGAGGCAAGCGCCCTCCCCCGCCTTCAGCAGCCGATCCAAGTCTACTACCGGACGCTGGATCAGGTGGGCAAACCGTCGCTGGAAGCACGGGTAGCGCAATCGCTTGCCCGCGTCGAGATGGAGCGTCTTCTCAGGCAACTGCACACGGAGGCGGCGCTCATCGGTGCAAACGGAACACTTGATCCCGATCAGCGCGGCATCCTACGCGACATCATCTCAAACGATCTGCGCTACCTGAATCGTTTCATGGATGCCCTACCGACGCTCACCCGCGCTCAAGCATTGGCACGTTGCCAAGCGTACCTGACCACGCTCCGGCACACGGCGAACGAGATGGCGGCGCTCAAGCTGCCTTGGTTGCCTGTGTACCCGGGAGATCGCCACAACCTGATCTGCAAGTGGCACTGCAAATGTGCGCTCGACATCAAAAAAGTGAACGGCGTGGGCAATTGGGATGTTTACTGGCAGCGCAGCGCCCGCGAGAGTTGCTCGACCTGCCGCGCCCTCGAAGCGGCATGGCGACCACTGCGAATCAGGGGGGGCAAGATCGTCGAGGGGCAGTCGCTATCGAAGGCAAGCGAGATTAGGGCGATTAAGGCGGTGTTGGGATTGCTTGACAAGCAACCGACACCGACGCCAGATCACGTGATCACTCCGGCAGCAGACCTGCGGCACACCGCCGCGTGAGCGCGACATAGATAGTAGAGAACAGAACAGAGAGGAGCATAGCAATGACCGGCGTAGTAGGCGGACCACCCGTCACCAAAGAACTTTTGGAAGTGAGCAATACTTTCAGCACCAGCGGCGACCAAACCCTGATCGCCGCACCAACGACGCAAAGCCGCATCGTCATCACCCACATCGTCATCCAGAACACGACGACGACCTCGGCAACGTTTCTGCTCAAGCGCGGCTCGACGCAGTTCTTTGCCATGTTGTGTGAAGTGCAGGGCAAAGGGATCGCGTGGCGACTGGACGCGGGGCGCGAGTACCGTCTGCCGCCCAAAACGGCACTCGTGTTGAATCTAAGTGCCGCCGTCGCCTTCAATGTGACCATCTGGTACTTCTTGGAGTAACTGCTCCCCTATGCTGCGCCCCATCCCTACACCCGAACACGCCGCCACTTTGCACGCGCTGCGCGGTATCTGCCACGACAGCGGACGCCCTGTGCGTACCGTATGTGTGGCAGAAATGGTCGCTTGTCCCGTCCGCACTACGCGGGATCGGATCGCACGGCTAGAGGACATTGGCTTGGTACGTCGGGTGGGAACGCGGGGCGGTTGGCTGCCTGCCATGCCGTTCGAGCAAGAGGACTTGATCCTCACCGCGCTGCGCGGCATCTGCCGCGACACCGGACGCCCTGCCCGCTGCGTGGCGGTGGCGGCGCGCTGCGCTGCATCGGATCGGGAAGCCCTGCGCTGGATGCAGTATCTAGAGCGACTCGGCGTGGTGGAGCGCGTAGGCGTTCGGCGTGGTTGGTGTCCCGCCCCCTTCGCCCCCATGACCATGACCACCGTAGAACACGATCCCACCGTCTCTCGTCCACCGCCAGCGATGCCGATGACTCTCCCCTTGAATGAGGCTTTGCCGATAGCGGTCTAAAAATCGTCGTATCTTGCGCGTACCTCTCTCTAGTATGGAAGATGAGGTATTCCGCATGACGGCAGTTGCCAACAATTCTTACAAGTGGGACATTCCGCCGCATTGGAACGGCGCATTGATCACTGGCGCGACGAACACTAGTGTGAAGATGTCGCCGCATCCCGGCGCAATGATTGCCCTGTACCCCTCGCCAGAAGTGGCGCTGCGGGTGAATGAGTTTGCCACCGCGATGACGGCGATTGAACCCACATTCACGCCCGCCCACGCCGCCGATCTGCACGTCACGCTCGTCTATCTCGCCGAAGATGCAAGCGCCATTGAGCGCGAGAAATACGAGGCGCTGTGGGAAACATTAAGCGCCGCCGTATTCTCTCCCCTCGTTGGTGCGCTGAACGGCATCGGACGCTTCACCGATCCTGACTCTGGCGCGATTTACCTCAATGTGGATAGTCCCGCGCTGCCAGAGTTCCGCCAAAAGCTGATCGATCTCGTGAAGAGCGTGGGTATCACGCCAGTCGAGAATCACGGCTTCACTCCGCATTTAACCATTGGCTACGCGCCCGTCGATAACACCCAGATGGTACTGCCGACGGTGGAGGTGATCCCCGTTGATTTCCAGCGCCTTGTGTTGGTATGGAATGGGGAGCGCACACAGTTCGAGGCGGCACGTCTTGATCCTGCTGCCGCAGAAGCCGCCCGCGCCGTCGTGGAGGCACAGACGGTGGAACAGATCGCTGATGAAGAAGCGATGGTCACACTCGTTGATGGCGAGGGCAAGACCATCAAGGCGCTGACGAGCGAGTTGCTCGTCTCCTACGGCGGCGCGATCAAAGCGATAGCCAGCACCGCCGTGTCGCCTGATGGCAATCCTATTATGCGCGTCGGTGGCTATGTTGTGCATTGGGGTTCAGAAGACGACAAAGACCTCGACGATCAGTATTTTGCGCCGGATACCGATTACTACCTTGGTTATTTCAGCACACGACCCGCCCTCTACCATCATGGCATCGACCTCAAGGTGAAGGGGATGAAGGTCGGCACGATTGACCACATCCATGCAGACGATGTTGGTTTATGGGCAGAAGCGCAGATCGAACTCTACAACGACTATGTTCGCGCTATTCACCAGATGGTCAAGCGCGGATTACTGAAATGGTCGTCTGGCGCACTGCCGCAACTCGTCACTGCCGCCAAAAACGGCAAAATCCTGACGTGGCCCATTGTCGAAGGGTCGCTCACACCTACTCCTGCCAAACCATTCGGGACGCTTATCGTCCCGGTTAAGGCGCTGAAAGCGCTGCCGCTGCCTGATCTGACTAAAGAGCTTATCGCTGAAGAGTCATCGGACGTGGAAGCTGCCCCTCAGCTAATGCCAGAACGGGAAACTTCGCCACAACATGAGCTTGAGCCTGAACACTCAATCATTTCGGCGAGGTTCCCTTCAAGTTCTAGTTCTAGCTCCACATCACTCGAAACGGCAGTGAACACGTCGTTAGTGACGGACGCTGCCCCCAGCACCATAAACGAAGGTGAACCAATGACTCCTGAATCCTTACTCGTCATCCTCAAGGCGATGGCGGAAAAGTTAGGCATCCAGTTGGATGAACAGCAGCAGCAAGCTGCACTTGAGGCGGCGCTGTCCGCGTATGGTCAGTTGGCAGAAACCGTCGCGCCCGTGAGCGCCGAAGAAGCCGCCAAGATGACCGAAGAAGAGATCGCCAAGCAAGAAGAAGAAGCGGCGATGAAGGCGGTCCGCAACCCCGCGTTCTTGCAGCAGATCGCGCAGATCGTGCGCCAGTCCGTGCCCGTGCGCGAACCCGCGTTCGCGCCGACGCTCAAGACCGCCGTTGGTGCAGCCGTCGCTGCCCTGCCACCCGGTCAGTCGCAGACAGGCGCATTTCGCGGTAACGGTAACGGGAATGGCAATGGTCGCCAGCCGCATATTGAAGTGAGCAGCAAGTATGCTCGCTTGAGCGCCGAGGATATGAGCTTTGTCGCCCGCTTCATGAAGGCGATCAAGGCGCGGGATCAACAGGCATGGACGCCCGCCCCTGAATTCATGCGCGAACTTGTCGATAAGGCGGATCGCGCCATCAAGACTGGTGCTACTTACGAGAAAGAAACGCTGCGCGGCGTCAAGGCGTGGAAGGCGAACGAACTCAACTACAGCACGCTGGCGGCTGGCGGCGATGAGTGGGTGCCAACGATGTGGCTAGACCGCATCTGGGAACTGACGCGCATCGAGAATGTGGTCGCGCCGCAGTTCATGGAAGTGGACATGCCCTCGAACCCCTATGAGTTGCCTATCGAAAGCACCGACCCGACGGTTTCCCGCGTGGCGGAAACCAAGGACGAGACGCAGATGACGCTGGCAGCCAGCGGCAGCCCCATCCCCGACAGCAAAGTGACGACGGGCAAAGTCACACTTAACGCCGACAAACTGGCGTTGCGGGTGATGTTCAGTGAAGAAGTGGACGAAGATTCGATCATCCCCTTCGCGGGTCAACTGCGTAATCAAGCGCAGCGTGCCATCTTGGACGCCATTGACTTCGTTGATCTGAACGCCGACGACACCGCTTCAGGCAACATCAACCTCGACGGCGGTACACCCGCTGCGACAGACAAGTACAACGTCGTCTTCAAGGGCATCATTTACACCGGACTCGTCGCCAACTCCGGCAACAACAAGGTGGATATGGGCGGCGTCGCGCCGACGCTCCAGTACATCCGCGCTGCGCGTTGGAAACTGGCATCGCGCTACGCTTCACGCCCGCAAGACCTCGTCATCTTCTGCGACGCGGCGACCTACGCCAAACTGCTCAATCTGCCCGAATTCCTGACGATGGACAAGATCGGCGCCCAAGCGACCATCGTGACGGGCATGGTCGGGCAGATCGACGGTATTCCGGTGCTGCTGACGAACGAAATGGCGCTCGCCGCCGCTAACGGCAAGGTCAGTTCAACGGGCACGAACAACACCTTCGGGCGCTTGGTATACGCGCACAAGCCCAGCTTCTATCAAGGCTATCGCCGCCGCGTGACCGTTGATCTGGAACGGTTGTCGTACTACGACTCGTGGGTGCTGACGGCAACGGTACGTCCGGCGTTCGTCGCCCGCGATGCTACTTGTGCGTCGATCCTCTACAACATCGCTGTCTAACCCGGTGGGGCTGACCGAATAAGCCAGTTGAGCAAGGGAGGCTTCACAACACATGGGTAACAAAATGCTGGAACGCATCGCGGTGGACAAGTACATGATCGCGCTGCTGTTCCAAACGACCAACATCCCTGACGCTGCGGGGACGATGAAGACGACGCAAGTGGACTCCGATGATTACGTGATGCCGTTCAAGGGTAGCATCGTCGGCTTGAGCATCCGCCAGAACGCAGCGCTTTCGGGCGGCGAACTGACCTTCAAGCCAACGCTGGCGGGCACGGCGGTCACGGGCACCGGCTTGAACTGCGTCCTCAATTCTTCCGCGCAGCAGGCGCATAAGAGCCAGCTTGCCGACATCGCTACCTTCACCTTCGCGGCAGGGGCGCGGCTCGGCATCGCGTGGACGAAAACGGGCACAGTGGCGGCGACGACCACTGACGCCGTAGCGACACTGTTCGTCTTGGTCGAAGTGGACGACTTATAAGCGCAAGCATTTCGTCGTCACTTACGAAGCTGAGAAAGAAGGAGATCAAGACGTGATCGAACTACCGAGTGCCTACAACGGACGACCTTCCGGCGGACTAACCATTCCGCCGGGTGTGTACGCCGACGATGATCCGCGCCTGCTCAATCTTGCCGAGTACCTCGTGGAAACGAGGCACGCTATCCGCGTGGGCACGTTTCCCGATGCCGCTGAAGTGGCTACGCTGGCGGGTAAAGACGCTCCCAGCGCAGACGGCGCGGCAGAGACGGCGGTTGCAGTGCCGCACGCAGCAGAAGGTGAGCCGAATGAGGGCGGGGTTTCAACGACTGGCACAGGCGCAAGCGACGAATCAGCGGTGGATAACGCAACTGCTGAAGACGCCGAGCCTGTGGCGCAACCAGTGAACGAATCAGACGGCGCGGCTGAGAGCGCCACGCCCGCTGCTGACGCTGCGCCCGCTAAAGAAGAGAAGACGAATAAACCCGCCTCCACCTCCAAATCAAAGAGCAAGCAGGGATAGAGGTAGCGGTCACTCGTGCCCAATCGTTACGCAACCATTGATCAGGTCAAGCGGGAAGTCGATATGGATGGTGGCAGTACCACCATGACGACAGCGACCTACCAGTATCTGTGGCAGGCGTTGGAGTCCGTGTCGGCGCGGATCGAGCGAGAGACCGCCCTTGAATTCGCGCCGCGCGTAGAGACTCGCTACTTTGATGCACGAGGGGATCACCTGCTGCGTGCCAGCTTACTCGACCTGATCGCTGGACAGATCATCGATGTCAAATCGCCGCTGCTCGGTATCACATCGGTGACGCTGGGCGGTGACAGCGCCGCACTGGCGACGAGCGCCTACCGTGAATATCCACGCGGCGTGACGCCGATCCAGATGCTTGAACTGATCGACGGCGATATATGGACGCAGTATGACACTACGTACCGCAACGCTCACGCTATCGCTGGACTGTGGGGCTACCGCACGCGCTATGCGACGGATGCTTGGAAGCTGGTGGACTCACTGACGAGTGCGGTGGCGAATACGTCGGTGGAAACGGTCAACGTCTCCAGCACGAGCGCGGTCACTGGCTATGGCTTGCCGCGCTTCTCACCGGGCATGTTGATCCGCATCGGCACAACGACGACGACGGAACTGCGCTACATCCACACCATCAACAGCACCACGCAGTTTAGCGCCAGCCGCGCCGAGAACGGTACGACGGCGCAAACACCCGCGCAGGATACGGGGGTATGGGTGTTCCAACCAGAATCCGCGATCCAGCGGGCGGCGCTGCGGTGGGTGGCGTACTTACAGCATCGACGAGCCAAGTTTGGCAACGTCACTTACGACGGCTTGACTACTGAGTCATTCCCGTCGGATATGCCGCAGGAAGTCCGCAACATTCTCGAAGAGGGTGGCTTCCTCCAGCGCGGCATGGCATGGAGAGCGATCTGACGTGTACGAGCAGACGGTAAGGATCAAGGGCGATTTGTTCAAGTTGTTCGAGCAAGAGATAAAGACGGCGCGCACGAAGGTGCGGCGACTGCTCTTCCGCGTGGTCACAGGTGAAACGGTCTTGCGGACGCTGCGCGGCTTGAGCGTCGAGCCGGGTAAACCTACCTATCCGATCCGCTGGCAGTCCGAGAAGCAGCGCCGCTATGTGATGGCGAAACTGCGCCGTGAGCGTAACTTGCCGTACACGCGGACACACCGCCTCTCGCAAGGGTGGACGGCAGTGGTGGGGGAGGGCATGACGATCCAGTTCGTTAATCGTTCGCCCGCCGCTGCTTACGTGCAAGGGAAGCGACAGCAGATCATGCACAAAGGCAGGTGGCCGTATGCGCCGAGCGTGATCGCCCAAGCCGCGCCAGACATCATGAACGAAGTTGCCCGCCAGTACGCGAACACGTTCGGTAAGAGGGTCTAAGCAGGTGAGGGAGTGACCGATGGCTGATCGCTTGAGTGATGTTTTCGATAGGGTGGTGGCGTGCCAAAAGGAATTGAGCGCCAGTTGGACGAAAACGCCCAATGCCGTGCCCTATTTTCTGTACAATTCGTCGCAGTATCCCTATTGGACGAATCTGCTTGGTCCTTGGGCAACGACGAAGGACTCGGACGGGCGCACCATCTACCAGCACAACATCACCATGCAACTGACCATTGGAGCATCCACTGGCGGAGAGGCAGGCGAGTACGAACAGTTGGCGCGGGAGTGGACGGTGAGCGTGCAGGACTACTTCGCCCGTCGCCCGAACTTGAAGAGCACCGCATATCCCGATGGCGCGAAATGGCTGCGGGAAACGGCTTACATCTCTAACTCCAGCGGACTGCTGATCAATGAAGAGGCGTCCGGCAAGGAGTGGTACATGAACTTCAACTTAGTCATTGAACTCGGCATCCCGACGCCGACTTCGTGATCTGATCCACAAGGAGAATCAACGATGGCACGAGGCTATCCCGTCGGCTTGGCGCGGGCGCTCATATGGACATATGTGCTGACCGGCGCACGCAAAGGCACGGCAATCGGACAGGGTTCCACAATCGCCAATGGCGCAACATCGGGGGCGTTCGTGCTGCCCGATGTCAAAACCGCCAATCTCGCCCCCGTCCCCGCAGAGACGATTGAAATTCAAGGCGGAGATCGCATCGTAGCGACCCCAGCATTTGGCGGCGGCAAAACGTCACCATTCGAGATCGTGTCGTCAAGCATCGACACCGTGCTGATGGGGTTGATCGCGGGATCGAACGTCAACACGACCAACTCGCAGCATACCTACTTCGGTCCTAACCACAACCGCAGCACACCGCGTTCGCTCGGCTGTGCGATCCAACAACGCATCGAGATGAGCGATGGCAGCACCTACTTCCTGACGCGCATCTTCCCCGTCTGCGGCATGGTCATTGGTGGCGGCAATGCCGCCTTCCGTGCGGGCAACGACAGCACCATCACGGTCAGTCCGGTCAACACCTCAACCGCGCTTGACGGACGCAGCTTCGGCTCAACAGGTCTGAACTTGGGGTATCAGGATGACATCGGCGACACCTATTGGCTGATCTCGCCGTACCCTGTCTACTTCGTCACGTTCGCGGCAGACGGGACGGCGACGACGTTCAGCACGATCTACAAGCCCGTCTCCACGACGGTGACGATCAACGCCAGCGTCAACGAGATGGTCAAGAACGCCACCGTTACGGCACTGTCGGCGATCACGCTGGCGGGCACGGCTACGTTGGCGGCGGCAGGCACGGCAGCCGACCTCCACGTGTTGACCTTAGGCACGGAATACGTACCCGTTTAATCCTTGCTGATGGGAGAGCTACCTTAACTCTCCCATCAGTATCAGTCTTGACTTGACGGCAGCGACATAGGAGAGAAGATGCCAAAAGTAGTGTTGACCGAAGAGCAGATCGGGACGCTATCGCCCGATCTGGTGCGCTATCCGCGCCTCGATGTGCAGGGGCGAGAATTCAACCGCCGCGAAGTGAATACGCGCAGCGTAGGACACAACCTGTTCGTGGTCATCCCCGCTGCCATCGACGGCGACGGCTGGGAATTCGTGTTGCCCGCTGCGTACAGCAACCCTGTCGCAACGGATACGGCGAATGAAGCCGACGCCAGCGCGGATACGGTGGTCGTTACGCCCGTTCCCGCGCCACCGTCCAATGCAAAGACAAAATAAGCGATGCCAGTAGCCCGCCTTGAAGATCACCGCATTCGTGCAGGCATCCAGACCGTAGCGAACGTCACCAGTACCTACGCGGTGAAGAACATCGCGCTGGTGGCGGATCAAGCCCCGTTTGAAACGCCTTGGATCATCGCTTCGCGGTCAAGCATCCCGCTGCGCCGCGCCCGCTACAGCGACAGCGCCGATAGCGGGGTGATCGCTGATGGTTATTGGATTTTCGAGTGGGTGATCAGCTACATGACTTTCGGCATGGTGAGCTACTGGAATACGACGTTTTACCCAAGCAGTGTGGAGTACGCCGATGTGACAGTGATGACCTACGACCAGAACAATACCGCCGTATTCCTGACGTGCAAGGGCAGGCGGCTCAATTTCCCCCGCGACGGTGCGAACTGGCCCGGCGGGTATCGAGATGTCAGGATGCAGTTTGAAGAAGGAAATGTGATCACATGACCGATAAACCAGAACAGGGAAGCGCTGCGACGGCATCTGTATCTACACCAGCGCCAACGCGCAGCATCCGTGACTATGTTCAGTTTCATTGCCTTGCCGCAACACTCGGCACCGAACTCGCGGCAAAGCGGATGTTTGAGGAGTTCAAGAGATTAGATGACTTCGATGAATCGCTGAGCGGTCATATGGATCTCTTGGCGACCATGTATACCTGCACAGAACGAGTCACCTTTACACTCGATGGTTCTGAACGCAACCAGGTACGCGAATTCCAGAAGGCATGGGAAAAACATGGCGGCAAAACGGCGGCGTTGTGGCAATTGCGGAAGAACATGCCGGATTTGCTGGTATCTGCGTGGATCACCGCCTTCAACGAAGCGCAAACATTGTTCGATGTGCCCATTGAGCAGAAACCGTTTAGTTGGTTGACGGCTGACGAGCAAGCGGAGGCACTGGACATCAACAGCCCTTTAGCCGTAAGCGCCGCCAATGGAAATTCAGCGTAGTTGATTTGGCGGCGCGATATCACGAACACACCGACCTGACTCTGCCTGAACAGTTGGACCTGGGAGGGTATCCGCCTGCACTCGTGTTTCGCGCCGCCGAAATTGCCAAGCGGACAGGCAACTTACCCCACCCAGACGACATTTTGCGATTGCCCCAAAGATGGGTGCACGCTATCAGCCAGATTTTGTTGCTTTGGCAACTGACCGAGCCGAAGAAGTCTGAGACCAGCGAATGAGCGACAATCCAAGCGTACAGGGCGTACTCGAAATTGTATTACGCGGGGATCGGGAAGCCGCTGCGGGGCTTCAGCGCGTCCGGACCGAAGCGGAGCGCGTCCTCAAACTGTCCGATAACACCCGTCGAGATATTCGCGCCATTGGCGAAACCGCCAAACAATCGCCGCTACTCGGGCGAGACTCATTTGCCAGCGCCGCTAAAGGGGCGGATGAACTCTCCAAGCGGCTGAAAGTAATCAGGACAGGTTACGGCGACCTCCGTAAAGAACTGCTACTGCTTGATACTGAAGCCGCCAAGTCTGCCGCCGCACGAAAAGTCGCCGATCTGCGCGAGGAGGTAAGTGCGCGTGCCGCAGGCACAGTACGTAAAGGGCTATTCGACAGTGCTCAACTGGCAGCGCAGGGGAATGTAAAAGGCGCAGCCAATGTCGCCGTCAACACCGCGCAGGCAGCCGCAGCAAACGCCTCGCTGACATCGGTAGTTGGCGCGTTTGGCTTAATTGGTGGCGCTGCTATTGCTGTTGCTGTTGCCTCGCGTCAATTCTTCCAGATTCTAGATCAAGGCAAAGCCGCCGTAACAGCCGCCGCGAACAGCCAGCGGTTGTATTATGAAACGCTGACCGAAGGCACAACCACAAGTATTCAGGATCAGATCAAGGCGCAAGAAACGCAAAAGTCAGTCACCGATCAGACGATCCGCGATTTGGAGAATGCTCGAAACATCGCCGCGCAGTCAGGCGGGGTGTTTGGTGACTTTCTCGTTCGCGTGGGCGACCTGACAGGGTACATGGGCGGCGTGTCGGCGGATGAGATTCAGCGCCTAAAAGACGAGTCGCTGCAACTGCAATTCAACATCAATGCGCTTAATTCTGCCATGCAAAGCAGCGAGGTTTCGGCGAACGACCTTAAAATCGCTGAGGAGAAACTAGCGGAAGAGCGCAAAAAGCTGAACGACTTCCTCGTCTCCGATTCCATTCGTGCTGCTACCGTTGAACTGGATTACCGTCGGCAGTTCAATAGTTACAGCAAACAAAGTGCCGACCAACTGCGCGACAGCGCCGCTGCTTTGCAGCAGCAGATCACCGATCAGGAAGCCTATATTGCCATGTTGGAAACGACCACTGGCAATAATGAGCAGTTGGCGCAGGCGATGAATGCCGCCGCCGACCAATTGGCGGTGCTAAAAGACCTGCACACGGCGGTCACTGGCACACTGTTGCAGAATGCGCTGGCGGAGGAACGGCGTCTCAAGGTCATTAAAGACAGCACTTCTGCGATTGAGGAAGCCACACAGATTCGTCAATCGATCTCCGATCTCCAAAAACAACAAAGCGAAGTGCTCGAAGAACGTCGCCGCGCCGATGACCGCAACGCGCAGGTGAAGGCGCTGCAAGATCGCATCGCCACCGCGAAAGCAGTCGAAGCCGAGCAGGAACGCACTGCCCGCCTCGCCAAACTGCGTGCCGACGCCGTAAAGCAAGAGGGTGCAGACCGCGCCAAGCTGAACACGAACGTCAAGAAACTGAACGATAATTTCTTCGCTAACGAACTGAAGGCACATGCTGAATTCCGCCTGAGCGAACAACGCATCAACGATAAGGCGGCATTGGAGCGCGTCCGCAAGCTGCAAGACTTGGAAGACGAACTCTCCGACCTCGCGGCGGGCGGCGACGTGGTGGCGTTCATCCGCGCCCAACGACAGGGGCTGAAGGACATCAATCGCACCGATGAAGATCAGGGCGTCGAACGCCGACAGCGCTTGGAAGACTTCCAATTGCAACGGCAAGAAGCTGCCGATGCCCGCAACGCGCAGGTGCGCGACTTACTCGCTTCCTTCGAGGAAGATCGCCGCGTCCGCCAGCAAGAGAACGCCGAACGCATCAATCAGGAGATCGCGGCGGGCAAGACGCGGGTGACGCAATCGGCATTGTTGGAGCAGCAACTTGCCGACCTGCGCGAACAATTCGCTGCTGACGATCTTGCCCGTACCCGCCAGCGTGAAGATGACGCCACGCGCACGCAACTGGAAGCCTTACGGAAACGACAGGCAGAACTTGCCCCACAGATCGCCAAAGGCGCGGACCTCCTCGCCAATAGCGCGGTCAAATTCTTGGATCAGGTATCGGGCGGGGTGGTCAGCATGATCAACCGCATTCGCAACGCGACGACGGCACAAACGCAGTCGAAAGGTACGCCCCCCAAGCTGAAAGGTGGCATCCCGCTGAACTTTGAAGGCGGCATTTACACGCAGCCGACGATTGGCGCACTGGCGGAAACGAACGGCTACGGCGACATGGTGATCCCCTTCCGCCAGTCGGAGGGCTTTTATCCGGCACTTGAACGCGCCATGCGTACTGCGGGGGGCGGTGGCGGACGCGCCGCGACGTTCACCTTCAACTACACCGTCGGCGATGTGGCGACGGAGACGCGCCTGCGCGAAGTGCAGCACCAGATCGTGGAGGATGTGGTGCGGACGCAGCAAGAAGCGCAGCACATCTTGCAGCGGGGAGCGTAGATGTTACTCCTTATCCTGCTCCCGTACCCACTCAAAATAATCCTCAATGCGTTTGAGGATTTGCTTGCCCTTAGGCGATCCGTATTTGCCGATCAGCCATTCGCGGGGATCGCGGTTGCTTTTGGAATTGTTGCAACCGTCTTGTCCCTGACACAACGGAACAATATTCGTCGCCACTGTTCCGGGGCAAACAGGAGATGTAATAGGTATCCAATGATCAGCGGCAACCGTATGGAACAATCCGCGTATGGGTTTGCTACAAACCGCGCAAGTATGATTGAAATACATCAAGGCTCGATTCCAATCTTGCCCTCGAAGTGTATCGGGCAGTCCCCGCTTTCTTGCCGCACGCCGATGGTAGGTTGCCTTGCGGGCGCTCTGATAAGTACGGACACGCATTTGATCGCGCCATTTCCTTCTTTGGCGCACATCGGCGCGGGAATTATATCGGATATACCAATCTCTATACTTAGGAGTTTGTCGCCACCGCCTTCCACGCTCTTTATATCTCTCCGCGATTTCGGGGCGCGATTGATAAAGGGCGCGAACGATCTTGCTTCTTTCACGCACATGCGGTTGCTGTCGATAACCCTGCGCCCTTGCAGACACGAGGTTTTTGTTAGCAGCAAGCCATTTGTCCTGAATCGCTTTCACTCGGCTAGGATTTTGTCGTCGCCATGCCTTTACCCTTTTTTTGTGTTCGGCTTTGTGATTCTTGTAGTAACGCTGATTATATTCTCGCCGTTTGTCTGGATGAGCCTTCTGCCATTCTTCCTTTCTTTCATTTGCCAGTGCTGCATTGTTTTTTTGCCAGTCACTGGAAGCACGTCGATTACAAGCCTTGCAGAGCGCATCCCGCTTATAGGTGCAATGCTTCGCTCTAACCATTTGATCAAGTGGATACCAGTTAAAGCAGCGACGGCAAAACTTACCAATTGGAAGGGGGGCGTAGATCATAGCATCCTCACAAATGCTGGCTCACAAATGGTGTCGGCAGACGTTATGAGTGCCGTTTCTTCGGGAGCTACCCTAGCCGACCTCTTTATTGTACCTCAAGTGAGGGCAAAATGGCTGTGACGCCCGCCCTCACGGGTACAGAACAAACGAATCTCTCGGGAGCAAGCACACGCAAGACTTATTTGGCGGTGGTGCCCGAGACGCAGGTTGCCACCGCGCAGATCAACGCGCCAAGTGGTCTGACTTTCCCGCTGGCGCAGCTGCCCGTTGATAACACCTCTGCCGGATGGTTGAATACCAAAAAAGGACATACTGTTTACATAGGCACAGCAGCGGGCGCAAGCGATGTAGGCATCTACCGCGTGCGGAAAGCGCCATCTGGCACAACGGCGCTTGACATCATGGAGATCGGCGCGGCGGACGCGGGGGCGCTGGCAGTGCAGCAGCAAACCAAGATCGCCGACAATTTTCACGTTACTGTCGTACAGCGCTACGATATTTTCTCGGTTTTGCCGCGCATCCTATACAGTCCTCCCAGCACATCAGCCGTGTACGAAGATTATGACACCAACCCCTCGACGCTGATTCAGTACCCGACGCCCATCGTCAACGTCAAGATCAACAACAGTCGCGGCGGTCATTTCTTCACCAAAGTCAGCGACGGCGCGATGCAAGCGATCACCGCCGTAATCACCTTGCAGCATTTCCCCACCAGCACCAGCGCCACCTACAGTTGGACGGTCCCCGCTGGCTGGACGGGGGTAGCGGGCAGCACGACGGCGACGCTGACCGCCACCGCGCCCGTCGGCAACTACGAACTGCGCTGCACGGTGACGCCCAACGTGGGCACGGCGATTGAGATCGTCAGGCGCGTACATGTGTATGACGACAGCACCAACCCGCCGATCCTGATCAGCCCGCCGACCAGCGACACGCGAGACCGCACCGGAAGGCGCGTCACTTTCTCCCTGTACGATGACGCCCTCGCCGACATCCCTGAGGGGGCGATGTGCGCCCTGTTCGATGTCTGTACGTGGAACGGCACGACGGTGGAGACGGCGACGACGACCTTCGTCGGCTGGTTCACGCGCACGCGCTTCAACCTCGGCAAAGGCGTCAAGGACGCTGAACCGGAGATGGTCGGTCCGGCGGGACTGCTGGCGATGCTCGGCAACACGAGTCAAGAGTGGACCGGCGTGCCCGGTCTACCCGTCAGTTGGGATCAGGTGCGGCAGGACTGCTGCAACCTCAATTTCCTGCTGTGGTGGCTGCTCAGTTTCCGCGCCGCCAACCTGCTCAAGTTGTTCAACTATCACCCCCTCAGCACAGCGGCGACGAGCGCCCGCAACACCAAGTTTGAAATCGCCAAGGGGTCGCTGCTTGGTCAACTGCAAGGCTTGGCGCGGCGCTACGGCGAAGCGAATTTCGGCTGCAACAGCGGTGGTGAATTCTTCTTCGCCCGTCATCCCAATATGATCGCCGCCGCCTCCCGCGCCAGCGCCGTCGTCACCCGCGACATACTGACCAACGCCAAGTATGCGCCGGGGGTCAGCTTTGAGAGCAACGAACGCCCTGACCTCCGATCCCTCGAAGGCGCAGCATTCTGGTGGGACGGCTTTTCGTCGCAGCCCGTCCCCTATCGCTCCATCGCGCCGCATAAGCCGGGGCAGGGCGTCGGCGAAGAAGAGATGAACGACCTGATCGTCGATGGCAGCAGCCCGCAAGCGACGCTGAACACGCTGACCGGACTGCGCTATGCTTGGCGCAACGCCCGCACCCGTTCGGTGAGCCTGACCGTGCCGCGCAACCGCGATGCCTATGAACCTGCCGAGATGAGCTTCGTCAGCGTGACCATTCCAGCGGAGGCGCATCCGCTGGGCACGGCGTGGACGTTCAACGGCATCCCCGACACGGTGAGCAAACGCTACTACCCGGGCGGCGCGACGGACATTGAGTTGACGTTGGAGGTGGAAAGCAGTGGAGCGGACGGCAAGACGGTGGCGATCCCCCCACCGGGTTCGCAGACCGACCCGAACGCGCCGCCCATTGAACCGCAGCCCCTCGACCCGCTGCCGGATTGGGGACCAGAAGTAGACCGCGATCCGGACACGCAGGAAGTGATCTCGCCTGACCCCGACGCGCCCGCCGAATACGGGAAAGCCATCCTCGCCACGACGGAGGCGCATGTGGCACGCCTCGTTTTCCCCGTCGCCTTCACCAACATCAGCCCGTCCAGCAGCGTCAGGGGGTTGATCGGCAACGCGATTTTGCTGGAACAGGACGCCGCCGACTATAAGAAGATGTGGCTGTACTGTGATCGGGGGCTGATCTACACGGCGAACTGGCTGGCGACAGCGGTGAGTTGGCGGACGCCCGTGTACGCGGCAGTGGCGGCGGGCATTGATGATTGCGCCGTCTACGATGTGACCACCTACAACGCTGGCATTGCCAAAGGCTCTTTGCCTTACACCATAGCTGGACATGAGCCCTACGATCCGCTGTCCATCGGCACTTTTACACCGGGGACAGGATGGGTTGGCGAGAGCCAAAGCGACGGCGCTGGACACTACGCTTATGGTGTAACCATCAGTTTTACGCCCGCTTGCCCGCTCAAATTCGCCAGCTTCACGGCGGGGGTAACGGCTTCCGCCTCGCACGGTGTTTTCTTCGAGGTGCAATACCGTAAGATCGGTGAAGCGACGTGGACGGCGGGCAGCGGCGGCAGCATCACCGTTTCCAGCGGGGCGGGATCATACACGCGCACGGGCGTAGGCACTGGCTCGAATTACGCTGTGGAGATCATGATCATCTTGCGCGTTGCTTATTCAGGTACACCGCCGCCCGCGAACACATTCACGGTCACGTCGATAGAGTTGCTCAACTGTGAATTCCAAGACTGCGACGCGCTGGACGCCTCGGAAACGCTGATCAGCGACTTCCGTTCCCTCGCCGATGTGAAGGGCGGCTATCTGTGGCTGACCAAGCGCACCATTGACGGCACGGCTTACGTCTTTTACAACCGCACTTACGACAATTTCGGTTCGGTACAGCGGGTGCAGGTCGCCCGCTATACAGCCAACATGACCTACAGCATCGCCGCTTGCAAGCACAACCACCTGCTGGTTTATGTGTCAGCGGGCGATCCGTCGGCGGGTGATGCCTACGTCTACCAATCGGTGGATGGCGGCGGCACCTTCACGCGCACGGCGCGCAGCCTGAACACGCGGGGCGGCTTGCTGTATTGGAACTGGTCAACGGGGACGCCCAACGCCCGCAACAATGACCCCGCCTACCTGATCATCGGCATTGGCTTGGACGGCTCGAACAATTATCAGGTGTGTCGCGGCATCAGCGGTACGCCTGTGACCGTCGCCACCGGATCGGGCAAGTATCCGTTATCCAGCAGGGCGTTGTGGGTGGAGGACAGGGATCAGGATAACGCCTACCTCGTATTCCAAGACCGCACCACGTACAAAAGCACCAATGCATCCAGCAGCTTGACGTGGAGCGCCGTAACCAGCGTGCCCGGCGCGGGCACACCGCGCGCCCTGATGGGTTATCCCGCCGATCCGTCGTTCATCTACGCCAACGGCTTGAATGCGCTGGCGTACAGCAAGGACAGCGGCGCGGCGTTCACCAACATTCAATCGAATTGGGACACCTTTGCCGATGCCACCTACGGCGCGGGCGTGGGCGAAACCATCGTCAGCGTCCTGCCCGACATCGCCACGCACTACCTCGTGCCTGTGACCGGAGGGACGTGATGAATCCAGCGCAGCGCAAGGCTTACCTTGAGTCAATCGTGCAGATGGGGCGATCCATCGGCTTCACCGAAGCCAGTCACGCCAAGCTGGGCTATGGCGACGGGTCGGGGCGCATCGTGGAGAATCAGACGCTGCGCCGCGCTTATATTCATTACGGCGACAAGGGCAGCGAGACCGATCCGCGCGGCGTGGCTTATTTTCCGTCGTGGGACTGCGGTATTCCCTTCGAGGATAGCAAGATCAACGAGGGATTGGACATTGAACTCCGCAAGCCACCGGATGGCGGGGTGCCTGAAATCTTCCGAATTCACCCCACAGGCATCCAAGCGAAAGGCGGCAGGACCGGCAGCGAGGAAAAGTTGGACATCGCCTTGCAGCCGTCCATCGCCCAATTGGGCATCTTGCGTCCCAGCGGCGTAGGCACGGACGCGATCATCGATGAGATTTATCCGTATCGCCACCCCTTCACCGGACGGGCGAAGATCGCCGTCAACCCGTCGCTGGCATTAGCAGCGGACATCGCCGCGCTGACCGCTGGTCAACATCAGGTCGCCTATGTGTACTTCGATCCGACGCGGACGAGTAACCAGCTGCAGCGCGTCTTGACGAGCGCCGCCACTGCTTCGTTCACGCTGCCCAGCGTCGCCAGCCGCGGCGAATTCGGCGCGAGCACGATCTACAGCTTGATGAACAGCGTCCCGGCGTTTTGCTACGACATTGGCGCGGTGTATCTGTATTACGGTCAGACGAGCATCGCTGAGGCGGATTGGTATCGCAAATACAATTCGCGGCGGGTGATCAATGAGCCGTTGGAAGCGATGGCGCGACTGACCACCAGCGACGCCACGACGACGGATGTGATCGCCTTCGCGCTCAGCGAATTGCAAGCGGTGACGCTGACGGGTCGCTTCCTCGGCACCAAAAGCGACTACAGTGCGGCGATTGGCGGGACGTTCAGGGGGACGTGGCGGCGCGCTTCCGGCGGCAATGTGACGATGATCGGCTTAGGCACAGTGACTTCGGAAGAGGATAGCAGCGGCACCCCCGCCGTCACCCTCGCCGCCGATACGACCAACCAGACGGGCGATGTGCGGGTGACGGGCATCGCGGCGGAAACATGGACGTGGGTGTTGTGGTATCAGGCAGTGCTCATCAGTTCAGCGGCATAGTCGTTCTCCCCGGATCAATTATATGCGCCGCGCACAACTAATGCCGCCCTGTCTGCCGATGTAGCGGAAGAAGTGGGCGGCTACTTACCTTGCTCCTGACATACCCTTATTGTGCATTCTATGTCGCTGGTCGACTCTGATCCCACCAGCGCCGTAGGATGCATCACAAGCGGATCAGACGCGGATGAAGTCATGCCCACTAGTTTTACCGATTTTGCCCAAGCAAATCCCGTGATCGCACTGCTGTTCATCGTCGTGCTGCTCGTTGGACCGGGTGGCGTTGTCGTGTTGTGGATGCAGCGTAAGCGGGACGTGGAGAGGTACGAGCGCGATTTGGAAAATGGGCGAACCGAACTTGCCAAGTTGCAAGAGCAAGGTGAGCAAGAGGCGCGGCGCGAACAGAGCCGCATGGCGTTGGAACTCTTGGACGCGCAGCGCACCTTCACAAGCGAATTGGCGGCAAATCGCAAGGAACGTGAAGCCAATGGCGTGCTCCTCAGCGGCTTTTTGGAGAATCAGAAAAGGCTGTCAGCGTCACTAGAGGAACAGCAAACGCTGCTCACGCGGATCGAAACGTCCATCGCTGCCGAATTCGACGTGCTGGACAGCGCTCAAACGCGCATGTTCGATGCCATTCGCGCCGCGCAGGAGCAGCACAGCGCCTCCTTTGAGCAAACTCGTTCCGGCATTGGTGAACTGAGCGCCGAGATCGAAAAACGCTTTGACCGCATTGACCCGCACCTGCTGCAACTGAATAATCGCGCCTCGCAATTAGAACGCTTGATCGCTGATTTGCCGAAAGCGATTGCGGCGACGAAGACAGATTTGCTGGCGGAAATGCACGAGGTCAGCAAGCGCCACGTCACCTTAGGCGAACAACTGCGGAACACGGGCGATAAGCTGGATCGGCTGGACACGATTGCTACCGTCATTCAGTCAGCGGCGACAGGCATTTCCGCCGACATCAAACAGTTGATCAAAAGTGGCACGGGACCATTGCCGCCTATCGACGAGATCATTGAACCAGCGGCGGGCGACGAGGACACCAAGCAACTGCCGATCACCAAAGCGGGGATGGAGACGCCAAGCATAGCAGCGACTGTCGTTGGTCTTGACCCGCCACCAGACGCTCCGAGAAAACCCGCCCCGCCCAATGAGTCGACATTTAGCAAACCACCTCCTCCTGACCGCAAAAAGAGCGAAGGGTTGTGATGAGAATCCGCCCGTTAGGGATGATGGTAGCGTTCGGCTTGATCGCCCGTCTCGCGGTGGCGTGGACGATGCCTATACCGTTTTACTACGACCACTTTGAGCGCGATGTCGAATTGTGGGCGACGCACGGCAACATTTACGCTGAACACGCCTTCTATAATTATTCGCCGCTACCGATGCACTTGCTTGGCATCGCCGCATGGTTGGCGGATCGGCTCACACTGCCGCATTTCATCGGCTTTCGCCTCCTATTCATCGTTGGCGACGTGCTCACTGCTCTGATCTTCCTGCGCCGCGATAGCGCTACCGCCCGCCGCTGGTGGCTCAATCCAGCGGCGATCTGCTTCAGCGCCTTTTTATGCAGCTTCGAGATATGGGCGCTTGCGCCGATCTTGTTCGCTGCCACGCAGAAGGACGCAGACGCGCTCACGCTTGGCATCGTCGCTGTGCTGATCAAGCAAAACGTCGCGTTTCTGGTGTGGGCATTGTACGTATACCACTACGGTGTCAAACGCGGGGCGATCTATCTCCTGCTGACGGCAGCGGCGCTGGTGGCGACGTTCATCACCTATCTGCCCGACGGCGCGGAAGGCATCTGGCGTAACGTCCTTACCTACGGCGGTGGGGAAGCATACGGCTTGGGACTGCTGCTGCCGAGATGGGTCGCCGCCGCGATCTTATTCACGGCACTGCTGACATTACCTGTGGTGACGCAGCGGCTTGGCATCACGCTGGAGCACGCTTTGTTCCTCTCGGCGCTGCTCTTTTGCGGCTTGGCGTGGGGTGCGTCGCCCGCCATGTTCGCGCTGCCGTTAGTGCTGGCAATGACGCTGGATGAGTGTTCCTACAGCGCCCTCACCGTCGTCTGCTTCCTTCTCTTTTGCCCGCTGACGTGGAACTTAGCCTCAATACCGATTTTTCGCGTCAGTTGGTTCTGCTGTGTAAGCGCCGTTGCGCTACAAGTCATCTCGTTCGTTCGTGCGCCCCGCATGGCAATCTCGCCAGCGCCGCTGCACGCCATCATCATGGAAAAATAGACATGGAAAACGTCAAAAGCTTATTCCACTCGCGTAAGTTCGTGATCAGTCTCATGTATCTGCTGGTGACGATCCTCGCCGCATTCGTGCCGCAACTGGCGGACAACATTGAGGTCATCGCTGGCGGCGCGGCGCTCGTTTCACTCGGCATCGCCGGACTGATCACCATTGAGGATTTCGGGCGGGCGTGGGCGGAGAACCGTCCGCTTAACCGACAGGGCGCGATTGCCGCCATCGTTGATGAATTGAAGCGCGTGTTCTTGGGCATTGCGCCGACTGCTAGTGCTGCCAACGCCGCCAAGCCGCAGGAATTAGATCTAACCCTCGGCGAGGATGGCGTTTGGGAACTGAAGATCGTGGCGGGCAAGAATGCCAGCAAGGAACGCCTAACCGATCAGCAGCTTGTCGCTCGCGTCGAAGCGCTGACCAAGCGCCACGTGACTGTGCCAGCCGCCGAAACTGCCGCAGCGCCAAACGGTTAATCGGCATCGTCCGCCGTTAGTGAGGATCAGCGCATGAACAAGAGATGGTCAAGGCTCGTCATCTTCGGCGGCATCTCCCTTGCGGTGCTGCTGGCGTACACATGGTTTTTCCCGCCCCGTGCCGCCACGCCAACATTCACGCCCGACGTGATTGCCACCGCAGATGCAACAGCGGAAATGACAATGGACGCCCCACCTGAATCAGCGTTCGCGGTGGGGGCGGGGCGCGTCGATATTGCCATCAGCGGGGGATCGCCGATGCCCATTTTCGCGGCGACGGAGACGCCGAACGACGGTGTTGGCGGTGCGGCGACAGTCGCGCTCGATTGGGTGACGATCTCCGGGCGGAGTCTCTCGTACAAGGGCGCGGCGCTGTACCTGCGCGGGACGAACTTCGCCAACATCAACGCGCTGGGGGCGCTGACCACGCCGACGGATCGCATCGGCACAGGCGATCCGCGCGATGTGCTGACGACGTTTGCCGACTACCAGAAGTTGCGCGAGATGGGCGGCAACCACGTCCGCCTCGGCTTGGATTACTACTGGTACATCAAGCACACCGACGCCTTCTGGTCAATGCTGGATCAGCAGGTAGGCTACGCCGAACAAGCGGGGGTACATCTGCTGCTGCTCAGTTTCGGCAATCCCTCGAAGAATGGCACCGACTCCTGCTACGAAGGCTACAGCGAAGTCTGCGATCTGTGGGACAGCAGCATCAATCAGAGCCGACTGATCGAATGGTGGGCACTCATCGTTGAACGTTACAAGAGCCGTCCAGCGGTGATCGGCATCGATCCGGTCAACGAGCCAACGGTAGGACCGAACCAGAACTGGCAAACCGACCACTACTGGCGCATCGCCGAACGCCTGCGCGATCAGGTGGTCGCCATCAACCCCAACATCCTTATATTCATCGAAAGCGGAGCGGACGCGCAGTTCACGCGGCTGCTCGGCAGAAACGTAGTCTACCAAAGCCACTATTACACGCCATTGGCAGGTACGCACTGCGATTACGTGGAGCCGCGCGACTATGTGACTTATCCCGGCGCTGCGCCGCTGTATGACCAGCGCCGTCCCTATTTCGACGCGGAAACCCTTGCCAACCCCGATCATCCCGCCAGCATCTACCAAGCGGTGCAGTCCATCGCATGGGCGAAGGCACGGAATGTCCCTTTGTATATCGGGGAATGGGGCGTTGCCAGTCCGAATTGCTATCGCGGCGGCGTCCAGTATATGGCGGATGTGGCGGCGATCTTCAATGCCGAAAGGCTGCATTGGGCGTATTACTCGTGGCGGGCGACGGAACGACGCTGGGGGACATTCCCCGAATACGGCGGACTCACGCCCTACTCGCCAGCGAAATACGACATGCTCGTTGCCGCGTTCGGGCAAGCGCAGAATCCACCAGTAGGAGCGACACTGACGCCGCGTGCCACACAGACCGCCACCAGCACCATGACCGCCACCCCGACGCGACGGATCACGGCAACGCCCCGCACACCCGTGCCGACGAATACCTCGCGTACACCAACGGTTACGCTTGCGCCGACGCAGCCGTTTACCCGGACGCCAACGCCAATCTTCCAGCCGACCTGCGCCGTTGGTCAGACGCTGGTTGAACTGATCGTCGGTGGTAGACGTGCCAGCCTGTGCGCGTGGGTGCAGTGATCATGTTCTGTAACCCCATCGGCGCGTCGGCAGCCGAACGCGACAGCGGCGTTTGCCCGCCGGGACATTGGTTCGACGCCACGCCCTTCGGCAAGGAATACGATGCGCCGAAGGGACGCGCCATCCATACCGGCGCGGACTTCAACTGCAATAAGCCTGTATGGAACGCCGACGCGCATACGCCCGTGTGGGCAATTGGTGACGGCACGGTCATTGACGCCAGAGAGTGGGCAGTGTGGGGCAACGTGATCGTCATCCAGCACGCCGATACGCCCGACGGCAAACCCGTGTACGCCCGCTACGCCCACGTCGAACAGATGGAGGTCATTAAAGGTCAGCGCGTCCGAAAAGGTCAGCAGATCGCCCGCGTCGGCAACGCCTATGGTCAGCAGCCTTACCACCTGCACTTCGACATCAGCCAGACGGACATCTTGAGAGGGAAACCCTCACATTGGCCCGGGATGAACGAGGATGCGCTCCGTGCTAACTACGTTGATCCGATCCAATTCCTGCGAACCTACAACAGTGGCAACGGGGACGACGACAGGGGCAAGCCGATCCGCCTGCAAGTGCATGGCGGTGGCTTAAATATCCGCGCCGCCGCGACGGTGACGAGCAAGGTGATGGGCGCTCTCGCAGCGGGTAGTGAGATTGAAGTGTATGCCAAGCCGCGACCCGATCCCGCCTCCAAGTACACCTTCGTCGCCCTCGTTGATGGCAGGGGCTGGGTTGCCCGCGAATTTCTGAAAGAGCCATCGGCGGCACAAGTCACTTTTATACGCTACGTTCAACCTGTGGACGGCGCGAACGTCCGCGCCGCGCCCAAACTGGCAGCAACGGTGCAGTACGCCCTGCCGTTTCGCCGTCTCGTGGTCGTAGACGCCGCGCTGATCGATGATCCGGCATCGGGACTAGCGTGGCGGCGGATGGCGGATGGCAGTGGTTACGTCGCCGACACGTTGCTCAGTAGCACGATACCCGCCTTACCGTCACCGGAACCGTTGCCTAATCCGAGACCCGCGCTCCCAACGACGCTGGGCACGAGCGTCGGCGTCCACGTCGCCTTCAACGGTAACGCCGGCGATCTGCTGGGCGTGGTCGAGCGCCTAGCCCAGAAGGGGACGCCTGTACCGCTGGTGGTGGCTGTCTCCGATACCGATTTGTGCGCGGCGATCAAGCAGGTCTCGCCCACGACGACAACGGTGTACCGCTACGTGGAAGGGGAGACCGATCCGCGCCCGTTCGGGGAGGACGAGAATGCCGACGGGTGGCATGACGGCGCGGCGTGGTTCGACAGTTTCTGGCAGCATCACGGCAAGGTCAAGGGCGTCGATTTCCACCAGATGTACAACGAGGTCTCGTTCGCGGATAATGTGCAGAGCGAAGCGTATGCGCGGCGGGTAAATGCGTTCGAGTTGGCGCTGATGCGGCGGGCAAACGAGTGCGGCGCAAAAGTAACCATTGGCAACTACATGCCCGGTGTACCAGAACAACGCCATATCGAACAACTCCGCCCGGCGCTGGCATTCGCCGAGCAGCACGGTCATGCACTGTGCTACCATGCGTATACGAGTGCCAAAAACGATGTCTCATTCATGACGGACAGCGATTATTACGCGCTGCGTTGGGTGAAATGGGTGGCGGATTACCCCCGCTTGCGGGTGATCTTAGGCGAGGCGGGGCACTTCCGCGCCCCCCGTTTTCGCGGCGTCGCCGATTTGGTGACGATGTTCGGCGCACTGGATAAGCTGCTGCTGCCGCTGCGGATGGCGGGGCGGCAAGTGGACGCCGCCTATTGGACGATTCGCGGGCAACTTCATCTCAAATGGCGGAACGACGATTGGACAGCGCACCTCAGTAATTACGAGCAGTACGCCGGAACGACGATCTTTCAGATCGCACCTATGCCGCAACCGCAGCCCGTACCTTCACCAAGTCCCCTACCGTCACCAGCGCCCGCGCCTGCTTGGACGCACGGCATCGACCACAACGAAGCGGGACTCGGCGCATCGGCTGGTGGCTGGCGTCCCAGCGTCGATGAACTGAATACTTTCCGCCGTAACAACATTCGTCATACCCTGATCGTGGCTTACGAGCCAAATCAGGCGGCGGGTGCTATCGCCGATTTCCGGCGAGTGGGCGTGACGCGCTTCATCATTCGGGCGGCGGTGCATCTGAACGCGCAGAATCCCGATCCCGGCAGTGCCGCCGAATTCACCGCCAAGACCTTGCCACATCTAAGCGAGTATGCCGCTGCGCTGGGCGGCTCGAAGGACATGATGATCCAGTTGCACAACGAGCCGAACGCAGTAGGCGAGGGTTTCGCCAGCCGCTGGAAGGATGGCATCGACTACGCCAAGTGGCATCTGGAGGTGGCAAAGGCGTATCGCCGTGCCTTGCCCGGCTGCCGGATCGGATTCGCGGCACTCAGTCCGGGCGGGAGCATGTCCGGTGTTCGCGGTGATGAAGCGCGTTTCGTGCGCGAGGCAGCGGCGGCAATAGCTGATTCGGATTGGGTGGCAGTGCATTACTATTGGGCAAAGGAGGATGGCAGCGACATCGCGCCGCCCATTGACGACTGGCGCAAGTGGTACGGGAGTAAGGCGCTCGTGGCGACGGAAGTGGGTCCGGGTAATGACATCGCGGTCACGACGGCGACAGCACGTCTGGCAAGGGTAGCGTTCAAGGCGATCCGCGTGCCCGATATTGAGTGGGTAGGCAGCGGCGCGGGTGCATGGAGGAACGCCGATTGGACGCTGCGACATATCCAGATGTAGCGCCAACATGCCAACCAGATGAATACGGCTCGTCTAGCTTATCAAAGATAAAGCGGCTGCCAGTCCTCCGGCACATGCACCTCTATCGTCACCGTGAACGGCTTTGGCGTTGTCGTGCTGGGGATTAATTTTGTGCTTTGCGGACATGCGCTAGACCTCCGAACAAATGTGCTATTTTACGTTAGCGCAACATCATACGGGGGATCAGCTGCTCCCGTCAACGAAACGAAGTATGTTTCGGCGTCGCTTGGTAGTCGTCTAGCGGCGCGAGGGTTATACAACATCCTAACAAAAGTAATGGAAATTCAAATATTTGTCAAACGACGCTTTAACCCTTCTGCAAGGATGAAGCGGTTAACTCCTTACAGATTGCCTACGAGCTTGTGAGGTCTGTGAAAAATTTACGAATTTCAGGAATGTTAACGCGATTTTGGCGTAACATTAACATTTACCCGATGCGAAACCCCCAATTGCAGCAGCGGGTAGGAGAGTTATTGTGTTTACATCTTTTGAGGAAATCGCCAATCTCGCCACATCACAGCAGGAATTATTCTGCCAACTTGTTTCTGAAGCCTTATCCTTGCTTGCTGAGGGTTATAGCGGCGATCGTGTTTCGGACTTCCTCTGGCAGCGACATGTAAGCCAAGAACGCACGGCGCAAGTCGTCGGGGATGCTTTTGATCTCGTAGCTCATACTCGGATCAGCCATCATTCTCAACTCGGCTTCGGACTTTCCAGTAAGGATGGACAAGCCCACAAAGAACTTTTTGTCGGGGCTGTCGGTCTTCCCGTTCAAGACGTTGCCTAACGTCGCGGGCGCAATCTTCATCCTTAATGCCATTTCATTACGGGAAAGATTGCGCTCGTCCATCCACTCACGAATATAGCCGATCAATTTTTGGTGCATTCCCTTTAATCCTATTGACGGGGGCGCTAGTCTCATTGTAAGACTGAACTTTAAGTTTGCTTATTATAACCACATTACCGTATTGACAAACTACTGTTTGCGTTTACTATTTAGTTACCTAACTAACCAGTGAGGGTAGACCATGAAGATTGTGATCAACTTGCCCGTTCGCCTCACCGTTGCGGAGAAAGCAGCAATCAAAGCTAAGGCGGCGTTGTGTGGGATGCACCTTGCCGATTATGTGGCTGCGGCGGTGAAAGCCTATGATTGCGCCTCAGATGATCAGGCAACTAACCGACCAGTTGACAATCTCCTGATGGGCATCGCCGCTGATGACAACGTGACGCTGCCGACGCCGCAAGCGTTGGAGGTCATCTGATGCTCACCGTCATCCAGCCCCAAGCGATCCACCCCTCCCCACGCCTCCGCGCCGACGCCTTAGCGCCGGACGAACTGGCAGTCTACCGCAAGGTGTGCGCCGCCGGACCGCGCGGGTTGCTGACGGCTTGCCCGGTGGAACGGAGTCTGTTGTGGTGGCTGTACCTCCTCGGCTTCGTGTACGAGACGGATCGTGCGGACGGCACGGTAGTGTACCGGGCGGTGGTGTGATGGTGATGGTGATGACAGGACCAGACTACGCGACGCTGCGGATGCTCTCCGCCGCTGCCCGCCGTGAGCGCAAGCTGGTGATCAACGTCGCCAGCGCGCCGGAGGAAGCAAAGCGCTTGGCGGCGCTGGAACGGGAGGGCTGCGCCACGAGTTGGCAGCGCGGGCGGGGCTGGATCGAGTACCGCATCACGGTGAAGGGGGAGCGACAGGCGATGTTGTGAAGACACCGCCAGCGCAGGCGCGGCAAGGGTTCAAACCATCTATATCGTTAGGTGCTATGAAAATCAGCCTTTGCCGCGCCTGCGGTGTCGATGTCAGACCGTCGCCCTATCGTCCGAAGATTGTAGGGACGGGGCAGCGTCAGCACCTTTACGAACCCCACCCGCTTGGCAGCGACGGTAGTCCTCACGCCGCCGCTGCTGGGGAGGGGGAGTTAGCCCTCACCCCCGACCCCTCTCCCTCAGGGCGAGGGGAGGAAGAGGAAAACGGAAGAAAGACAGAAAGGAGCAAGGATGGACGAAGCAACGGGCACGATGAAGATGAGCGCGGCACAGGCGCACGGGCTGGGCAGCTATTTGCGGCGCGAGGGCAAGCGGCTGGAAGACAGCGGCTACATCGGGGAGATCAGCCTCGTGCGGCACGGCGGCGACCTCGACTTCGTGATCGAAATTCGCTTGGAGAACGATCAGGGCGAGGAATACACGGTAGCGCACATCGACCAGATGGGCGAGGTGGAGGTAGTGGACTGATGGAAGCACTAAAAACCGGAGAGTGGCGGGTGCTCACCCCCTCCCAACCAGAACAACCCTTCATCACTTGGATACGCGAGGAAAAGTTCCCGTGTCCAACTTGCGGCAGGACGCTGCACGCGGAGCGCGTCAAATACAGTCACAAGCCCGAACTCAAGCTGAAGGCAGTGGCGTACTGCCCGATCTGCGAACAGGTTCACGATTATGACTAACGGAATCGCTCTCAAGAATGTGTGCCTGACCTGCGGCAACCGCCGCGCCACCGTCGGCAACCACTGTGATGCGTGCGCCGCTGAGAAGTACGTGATGACGCCGACGCGGGTGGGCGCGTACCTCGATCAGGCGGGGGCGTTCTTCTCGCCAGCACAGATGGCGCAGCTGCGGGTGATCCGCGAACGCTACGAGATCATGGATCCGCACTTGATCGCCGTCGCAATGATCGTGCGGGCGCTGATCGTGGGGCAGATGAAGACGACAGCGACGACACTGACGGCGATGCCCGTCATCGACAATGCACTTGCACTAGAAAGCGAAAACGCCTGACGGCTGACACCGTTAGGCGCTTCTAACCTTTAGGAAGGCTGTGAATTACGACAATGGTAGCAAATTCCGATCCCCACGTCAACCTATTGCAAGAAAATCAGATCATCGGCGCACGGTTGGAGCGCAAAGGGACGAAGTGGTCGATCCACCTCGTCCTCGCCACGAAGGGCTACATCGAGGTTGATGATGCCTCCCAGGTGAAGGACCTCAAACAGCAGTTGCGCGTGTTCGAGTGCGGCTACACGCGCCTGCGGCAGCCGTTCACGGCGCGGTACTACGCACGCGGGCACAAGCTGCACTTGGCGGAGGTCATCGCTGGCGCGGCAGCACCTGCCCAATCGCCGGGTGATCAAAAGACGAACGATTCAGCAGCGGGCGGTTCACGAACCGCCCCGACACCGACGATGCCGACGGCGTTGATGGTGGTTGCGCCAGCGCCGTCATTGTCACAGCCGCCACGCATGACGGTCAATCACCGCCGCGTGCGCGTGGCGTCGTTGGTGGCTGGCGTCGTCCTCGCCACGACGGGAGTGATGATCCCGCCCGCGCCGACAGCGGCAGCAGAGAACGAGATCGTGCGCCCGCCGTCAGCGCTCGACGAGACGCAAGAAGTGCTGACGATCCCACCCGGCGCGATGACGATCCACCACGATCAGCCCGCGCCAGCGCCCGCCGCTGCGCCCGTCACAGAAATCATCGCTATCGGCAATGCGCCGGCGCAGGAACAGCGCGGCGAGGAGGTGTACCGCCACAGCAGCACGCGCTGGAAGACGGTGCAACCACGCGGCGCACGTCACCAGATGATGGAGTCGGTAGATCGGGTGCTGGACATCTCGATCCTGCTCGTCAGCGGGGACATCGCCTTAGCGGATTGGGATCGGGCGATGCAGCGGTATCGCGCCGATCTGCTCAAGATCAAGGGACAGGTGACGCAGGAGCACAACCGCCTCGCCGCCACCAGTACAACAATCCTCCCCGCCGCCGATGCGCCGCAGATCAATCCGGTGGCACTGGCGACGCGGGAACAACGCCTACGCATCGAGCGCGGCGTGACCAATGATTACGCCAACGACGCAGCGCGGCTGAAGGCACTAGTACGGGAATGGCTGGGCATCGACATTGAGCCGACGAGCAGCAGCTACAACGCGGGCTTGAACGAACCCACCTTTGCACTGCGGACGTGGGGGGATGAAAAAGCGCTAACAATGGAGATGTATGTGCCGACGGGCGCACGGGGTCAGCGCATCAGCCGCACCGTTCGCAGCGCCGCCGAAGCGCGGGAAGCACTGGCAGCCGTGCTGCGTGAGTACGACATGGCGATGCAAGCGCGGGAACGGGGCTTGACCAACCGTGAGCAGCAGAAGCAGCGCCACAACACCAAGAGGATTTGAACGCATGGAATTAAACATCAAGATCAGCCGGTCGGTGTGCTGGCTGATCTTGCTACTCCTCGCGGGGTTGTTGGGGTGGCGTCTGTACAAGCGCCAGCACATGGCAGCAAAGCCCGCGCCCGCGATGGTGAAGCCGACACCGCGTAAGACGGCGATGCCGTTCACGGCGGGCAAGGAGGCTGTAGCGGGCGATCAAGCGACAGCGACGGTAGTGGTGAAAAAGCCATCGCCGCGCCGCACTCGCCAGCGCCAGACCGTGACGCCGCTGCGAAGCCGCGAGGAGATGGAGGCGGAAGTGCAAGCGGGCATCGACAAGATGAATGAGAACATCCAGCGCGTTAGGAATGAGTACACGGCGAGACGCGCCGCCCAATCGCCAACGACGGAGGCAAGCTGATGACCGACCATGACTTGATGCTCCCCGACGATCCGGATCAGCAGATCGGCGTGTTCGCTGACTCGCTCAAGGCGCTGCACGAGGGGTTGGCATGGTTGCAAAAGGTGGGCACGGGCGAGATCGCGGCGGATCAGGACACCTACAACAGCGTCATCACGGTGATGGATGAGAAGTTGGCGCAGGTCGGCATGATCCACGCGCAGATCGCACCGCTGCTGACGGGCGCGAAGGAACTGATCGAGACGTTGAGCGCCCAACGCGATGAGGCACGCGATTACGCCGACCACGCCTATGAAGAAGGCATGATCGACGCGCTCAGCGAGACGTCCTTCGAGGACTTGCTGGGGGTCGTGAGCGAATCGCTTACCAACAGCGCCGACTATCTGGCGGCGCGGCTACGCGCCAAGGGCGATGTAGCGATGGCGGACAATCTCGAAGCAGTGACGCAGCAAGCGGTGCAAGACCTCGCCACCGTGAACAACTTACAAGACCAGACGTTCGTGCTGGCACACTCACATTGGTTCAGCGATGGCGCTGCTGATGACGATGACGAGGGCGAAGATAGCGCGGAACATGAAGCCGACGACTTCCCCATCATCACCGTAAAGCCGCACCTGCTGAATGACGCGGACTAAGCAATCGTAACAATGGTCGAGGGGCATGGTCGCTTGGAACAACCACACCCCTCTTTCGTTAAAACGCAATAGGACTATACCATGACTTCTACGGCACTGGCAACCTTCGACACTCTTGAGTCTCTGGAACTGGATCACTTCAACCCCAACCTGCTGCGCGAATTCGCCACGCAGCGCATCGACGCGGCGAAGCTGCACTTGCAAGCGGCACAAGTTGCCCTGCAAGAAGCGCGCAGAGACCGCGATTTCCACATCGGCGACGAGGATGAGACGCCCGCCTACCGCGCCATGCAGCGGGTGGAGACCGCGCTCGCCAGCGCCGCCGACTGCTTGAACGAGGTGCAGGAACGCGCCGACGTGGTGAGCGAGTACGTGATCGGCGTGACTGAAATCGCCCAAGCCCTGTACGTGCAGTCCAACGAACTACGCGCCGAATACGATGACCTTTCGCAAAACTTTCATGCACGGGTGGAGGAGGAGCTTCTCAACCAGATTCCGACGACTGAGGAGATGGATCGGGAGCAGATTCGCAGCATCGCCCACGAGATCAACGACGCGGGCGGGGATGCCGAACTGGTGTTTGGGTGGTATCGGGAGGATTTGGAACGGACCCTCCGCACCGCCGAGCAACTTGCCGCCGCGCTGCGACAGCAGCAGTACCTACAACCAGCCGCTGACGATGAGGATGAGTACGACAGTGAGGACGACGATGCTGCAAGCGCGTAACGGCTGGATCACCTTCGGGGCGCTGGTCAATTGGAGTTGCCGCTAGGTCTCAACCCGCTGACGCCGCGCCGCTGATGAGGGGAATATTCGGATAAGTAAGCTTATCGGAAGTGGAGGGGTGAGCAGTGCAAAGCATCGTGAAAATGACAATTGACGGCGTGACCTACAAAGTTCTTGCTAGGGTGCGTAAACATGGTGTCTCTTTGAAGATGGTTAAAGGCAATCCACCTAAAGATGCGCCGAATTGGGATCACGAGGCAGTAGTAATTGAAGGCGATCCCGAAAAGAAATGTCAGTTTCTTCAAGGTGGAGTAATTAGACAGTAAGGAGTGGGGATGATGGGCAAACCGAAACTATCGCCACAGATGATCTTCCAACTGGAAATGTTGCGCCGGGCTGCCGACTGGACCGCCGAACGGTTCGCGGCGGAATACGGCAACCACTACACGCACCCGCGAAGCAAAAAGATCGCCATGCCGAAGGGGTGGCTGTGCTTCGGCAGCGGCAGGACGGGTAAGGCGCTCGTCGAACGCGGCTTGGTCGAAAAGCAGGTGCAGCGCTACGTCCGCATCGGCGCACTGAGTTGGTATCGCCTCACTCAGGTGGGGCGGGAAGCGCTAGTTGGCGTCGATCTGCCGGAATGGATGAACGAGATCACGGTGGAGACGCCGGAGGGCAAGCTGACCGTTGGCGACGTGGATGTGCAGTACCGTGAAGAAGGGGATCGCGCCGCGCTGTCCGTCACCGTCAGCCATCTGAAGTACGAGGTAGAGGGGTAATTCATGGTCTCTATCGTTGATAACAAAACCGTTGGTGAAGTACAGGTGATCGGCTTCGCCAACCACGAAAGCGAAGTGATCAACGTGCTGCGCTACTCCATCAACAACTACGAATGGCAGCATGTCATCGTTGAAAACATCGATCAGTTGATGGGGGCGATTCGGGACGAAGTTGAAAGTTGCCTTGACACGGAAACGTTGGAGTACGGACTAATCATCCATGTTGATCGCGCCCGCATGACCCGCGCCGCGTTCAACGCTTTGCAGCCGCTTGAGGAGTGGGGCTGATGGCACATCGCCGACCCGGACGCCCAAGGAAACCCACCGTAGCCGAAGCGACGGAGAGCTTTCTGCGCTCCAAATCACTGCGGGCGACGCCACACTACATCGCCACGATCACGGGCTTCATGCGCTACTTCGTGGACTACTACGGGCATCGCACCGTGAGTAGCTTGAGCATCGACGATATGGAAGAGTACGCCGTGTACCTCCAGAATCTTGATGTCAAGTTTGCCGCGCACCCGCGACGGTATCCGGTTGCCGAAAAACTGAGCAAGACGACGATTGACTCGCACCATCGGACGCTGCGGGCGTTCTTCAACTGGCTGATCAAGCGCCCCGAATACGGCGTCAAGGCAAACCCGATGTTGGAAGTGCCGCGCCCGCGCATCTTCGACAGCGATGTGCGGATCAAGCGGGTGGAGTGGTTGACGTACAAGAGGCTGATCGAGGCGGCGAGGACTTTAGAAGGTGCTGCCCAGAAGCGGGCGCTGGCGATCTTGTACATGCTGCCAGACACCGGATGCCGTGCAGCAGGCTTGTGCGGCTTGAAGTGGGCGGATGTCGATCTGGCAGAGCGCCGCGCCCACGTCGTTGAAAAGTTCGGCAAAGGGCGCTATGTATGGTTTTTGGTCAACACCCGTCGCCAGCTTGAGGAATGGAAGAAACACGCGCCTAAGTCGGAATACGTGTTCTGCTCCATCCGCCCACACGATCTTGGTCAAGCGCTCACGCCGTCGGGACTGTATCAAATCCTGACCGACCTCTCCCGCCGCGCCAAATTGGAGCGCGACAAGTGGGTATCGCCGCACGACCTGCGGCATATGTTCGCCACCTACGCCGATGAGAAGGGCATCCCTATCGCTTACTTGCAGGCGCTGATGGGGCACGAACGCGCCGAAACGACGGCACGCTACATCCATCGCAGCGGCGAAGCGCTGCGGCTGGCACACGACAAATACAGCCCGCTGCTCGACCTGCTGCTCGAATAAGACGAGGAAAGGAGGTAACGGACGCATGGATAACGCACCTACCATCCAGAATCCAGTGATCGACACGGACGCTGCATTAGCGCGGCGCATCCGCGAACTAGTGGAACTCGGACAGCCCATTTACATCCCGCCAACAAAGGATGAAAACGATCTGATCCAGATTATTGCACTAGAGGACGTGCTGGTTCTCGACCCCGATCAATTTTATTGCGCGGGGCTGTTTCATCTCGTCAGTGACGAGTAAAAGGAAGGATGGGGAGGGGTGATTTTCCTAGAGAGACGTTGATGAATTTCGCTGACCGAAAAAAGAATAAAGCTAGTCGTTGACTAGCTATTCGTGGTAAGCGGGCGACGAGATTCGAACTCGTGACCTTCTCCTTGGCAAGGAGACTCTCTAGCACTCCCTCTCCAACTTTGCTCCACTTCACGATAACCATATTACGGTAAAGCTGCAAGATCACGCTGACTAGAAACATCCGGCGACGCTGAGTCGCTGTTCAGAGGATTGCTTAACGATGGCGGTTTGCCCACCTGCCTTATTACTGGATCGTTCGGTGTCCGCCGAAGCGCTGCGCCTGTGGCTGCTGCTTGCCGATTTACCCGAGGGCGACCCGCCGCCGACGCGCCAAGTGCTGGCGACGACCTTCCGCTGCAATCCGGCGACGGTAACACGCTGGCTGAAGCAATTGGAGGACAGCGACTGGCTGATCGTCTCGGTAGGCACGACGGCGCACGGACGCGGCAATCGCTACCACTGCTTCGAGGCTCAAGCGGACTGCCGGACGGCGCGGAATACCCCTCCCTCAAGCGCTGGGGGGGGTGATCGCAAAAATGCAAGCACCCCGTCCAGTGCCGATCTGCCTGCCCCTGAATCCGCACAGGGGGGTGATCGCATCCGTGCAACGATGGGGGTGATCGCATCCGTGCAACTACCCCCCCAGTCCTCTACGCACAAAGAGGGGGGTGATCGCATTTTTGCAACGACCCCCCTGGTAGATCTAGAGACTCTTGTATTAAAGAGTCCAGAAGCGAAGCATAGGGGTGATCAGGGATGGAGAGATCATCTCCCTTGGATCACCCCCATGCTTTGCTGTGAAGTATTCCCGGTAGTGGGCAAACAACCAGCGCCTGTATGCGCGGGCGGGCATCCCTACCAGTGGCGGCAGCAGCGACTAGGCAAGGCGGGCATCCATCGGGCTACGGCTTACGCTTGGCAAGTAGCGACAGGAATCGGCATGACCGCGCCAGAGAGGGATACGCTGGTGTTCGTTGATGTGGATCGCGCCGCGTTCGAGGATGACCTGCTGCGCTGGCTGCCGATTGCTGCCAGCACCTACCGCCAGCAGCGGGGAACGCACTCATGCCTCGCTTTCCGGCTGCCCGCGCCTTTACCGCAGCGGTTGAGCCTCAAAGACGCCAATGGGGAGGTTGCCAGTCTACGCGGATTCGGGAGCTATCAGGTGGGACCGGGCAGCTTGCACCCGTCTGGGGAACGGTACACCTGCAACTGGCGACCAGCGATCCATCTGAACGAACGGGAGATGCAGCAATTGATTGATCGCTTCCGGCAGGACGGCAGTAGGCAGAAAATGCATCAACCTCAACACCATGCTTCGCTCTCGCGGCAACCTGTGCAAATGTCGCATGAGTTGGAGGAACGACTCAGGCGGTGGGCGCAGCGGGGTATCGAGCGCGAAGTGGACGCCTTGCGCCGCGTCGGTGAGGGCGGTTTCAACAACGCCTTGTTCGCCGCCACGCTACGCGCCTGCCGCTTGGCTTCATTGGCGCGAGAGGATGACGGGGCGATCAGGGCGTTGCTCTATGACGCGGCGGTGCAGGCGGGGTATGTGGCGCGTGATGGGGCAGCGGCGGCGTGGCGGACGATTCGCAGCGGGATGCGGGCGGGACGTCAACATGGAATGGTGGACTTGCCCACGTGGGCAGTAGGAGCGACGAAATGAACGGGGATCGGCTGATGACGGGCGTGGATAGGCGGGAAGCAGTGGTGATGATTTGTAGATTTTGCGGAGTAGAGGGAACGGGTGAAGCATTCAATCTTTGGGTAAAGCCGACGTTCACGGATTGGGACAAGTTGCTGCCCGGCGACATCATCTGTGATGACTGTGCATTCTGGTTCGATGAGGCAAGCGAAGTGCTGACTGCCCGTACTGGTAAAGACAAGTTACAGCGAATGCGGAACTACAGCCACTTCGTCCTCAATGGAGAGTGGACGCCACTAAGCAAAGGGGACAAGGCGCAGATGCAGGCGTTCTTGTGCGCTGATGTGTTCCCCGAACTCGCCGTCATCGCCGAGTCGGGGCAGAAGCATATTGTTTTCCGTGCTACGCGCAATCCCGTCGGATCGTCCGCTGGCTGGGTGCAATTCGAGGAACATTCACTGTGGGTTGATCCTCCCCAGCTTCGCGCACTCATTGAGCGCGTGGAGGAACTTTACGTAACCTTCTCTAAAACAGAGATCGAGACGGGGAATTATCAGTCGCATCGCATCCTGAAATTTGGGGTACGGCGGTGGATGGAGGCAGACGGGGCAATTAAGCCACTGCGCGGATCACCACTGCTGGCATTGGCTTTGTTTCTAGCACAAAGGAGTGAAGATGACGCAGGAGGAACTACGGAATCAGGCGGCGGCGCTGCTGCTGCAAATGTGGCTGGGGCTGGGCAGCGACCTGAAATCGAGGTACCGGATGAGCATCTGGACGCAGTTCGAGGATCAGATACGCAGCGCAGCGTACACGAACAATCTGGGGAAATTCGTCAACTCTCTCTGTTCTAAGCTAGATGCTGTGATTGGCAAGAACGCCGAGGGGCGGGCAATTGCGGAGCGCATCCTGAACAGCGGGCAAGATCGGCAACTCCTCAAACTGATGCGCGAGGAGACGGTACTACTCGTCCTCATGGTGCGAATTGAAATGCAGAATCGTCGGGAAGAATATGAACAGGAGAATCGCAATGAATGACGAATTATCTAACTGGGAAAAGGGCGATTGCTATTCCATAGATACATCAGAATGGTATCCGCGTGGCATTGCTACCATTTTCATTTTGCCTTTTTGCAACAGATTGAGTCATTGGATGTGGATCGGCGTGGCGGGAACCGGGGAGATAGTGGTTAGCCGCGATGGATTCTCAACGCCCCAAGCTGCGGCGGCAGCAGTCGATGAATACTTGAGCGCACAGGAGAACAACTAATGCATACTTACATCTTTGAGGGAGTGATGACGGCGCTGACGAGCATCAGTCACATCGGCGAGAGTCACGGCATCAATGCCCGTCTGCGACGCGAGAAGGTGATACAGCCGGATGGTAGCGTTGAGGAAGTGCCGATCCTCTCTGGTAATGCGATTCGCGGCATCTTGCGAGATCGGGGGATGCTGCACATGCTCAAGACGCTCGGCTACGGCGTCAATGCTGAAACGGGTGAAGTAGCGGGACTGTCGCTGGCAGCGTTCTACTTTTTGTTTTCCGGTGGGGCGTTGACGAAGGACACCACGCGAGGATTAGACGTTGAATCGGCGCGGCGCTGGCGCAGCCTAATCCCACTGGTCGGCGTGTTTGGTGGCGCGATGGGCAACCAGATCATGCCGGGTAAGGTAAAAATCGGTAAAGGTATCCCCATCTGCATGGAGACGGCGCACCTTCTACCTGACAGCTTGCGCGGTACTCCCGTTTCCTCCGTGTGGGATATGTGCCAAGAGGAGGCGTATACGCGCCGCGACGACGAAAAGAATGAACAACTGCGCCAACTCATCCAGCCAGAAACACGCAAGCTGCTCGATCTGGATCGAGCGCTCGGACGCGACAAGATGGATGACGCGGTTGAGGATACCGGACAGAAACAGCAGATGCGCTACTACGTGGAAACATTAGCCGCTGGATCACGATTCTTCTGGGAGATTGCGCTGGACGATGCAACGGACATTGAATTTGAGGCGTTCTGCGTAACGCTGGCGGAATTCGGACGTCTGCCATATCTCGGCGGCAAGAGCGCAACAGGACACGGCAAGGTGAGTATCCAGTTCGATAACTGGGTAGAAATTAACCCCCGTCTTGCGCCGACGGGACAGGCGATTAATTTCACGCTCGGCACGCGCTATCTCCAGCATCTCAGTGAACGCGGCGATGAGATACGGGGACTCATCCATGAGCTATCGTGATCGCTACCACTTGCAGCCGTTGGGTGTACGCGCTTACTTGCGTACACCAGTGGTGAGCGATAGCTTCCTGCCCCTCGATGGCTTGCTGCTGTATCAGGCGCACCGCGACATCGAGGAAGCGCAGATGATGACGACACCCGGCGCGTACACCTCGCAGGCGGTATCTACGCTGCCACTGGGCATCCTGCATCCGGGCAAACGGCAGTGGTATTACCAATGCTCGTGGGCGCAGTGGGGGCGCAACACGGAAGGACAAGATCATTGGAACAAGCGTTTCGACAACTCCCTTGCCAGCTTGATTGATTTTCAGGGAAAAAGCGGCAGGATACTCATCGATAAGGGCGAATACAAGGCATATCGCACACCAATTTACTATCGTGCGGCGCTCTATGTCGAATGGTACTGCATCGGCGACCAGCGAGAAATCGCGTACCTGCTGTCTACGATGACGCACGTTGGCAAAAAGGGAGCGCAAGGATGGGGGCGAGTGTACCGATGGGAGATAGCGCCTGTTGCTGACGATTACAGCGTGTGGTATGGGGATAGGCTGATGCGCGGCGTTCCACCGGAGGAAGCGCCACGCTACCAGACGGGGGTGTACGGCATCCGTCCGTCGTATTGGAACAAGGGCAATCAAATGCTGCTGGCGCTGCCAGAAAGGACGTAGTGATGCTGTCGATGGCGATTCTCGATTGCAATTCGACGCTCAAAGACGACGACCATTTCGTTGAGATTACCTCCGTTGTCGGACAGTGGTTGCGCTATGAAGTGGAAAAGGCAGGACTCATCGCTGTTTCCCCTGCTGACTGCGACGTACTTTTTCTAGTGCATTCGGGCGAACTGGATTTCCGTTGGAATGTGCGAGAAGGATTAAAGCGACTCGGCATCGAATGGGACGCCGAAAAGCGGAAGCGTCCCTATATCATCACTGGGGGGGCAGTAGATACCGCGCCGTTCATGGCGCTGACGATTGCTGACGGTCTGGCAGTGGGTGAGGCGTACACCTTCGTGCGGGAAGTGCTGCGTATTGTGAAAACAGGCGGGGACGTGCAGGACATTCGCGCATACATCACGGCGTATCCGCACGCGCTGGAGCGTCAGCAATTGGCGGACTTCGAGGCAGATCGAGATGCGCCTTGGCTGCTGACGAGCGCCCCTCCCGCGCTGGCATCCCCTGATCCCTACGTGGATTGGGGGGATATGCCCGCGTTCGTCAGCGATGACAACGTAGCACGCCTGATGGCATCGAAGGGGTGTCATCTGAAATGCACCTTCTGCGCCACCACCTACCGTCAAACGTATCGGGTGAATGATCGCCCGGACATTCTAGTGCAGCAGATGCGCGAATTAAAAGCGAACAAGCAGGGCGTGTCGTTCATCACCAACGACGCGGGGGAACTTCCCTTCCTTGAGGATGTCGTCAATGAGGGGATGCTGCAATTCCAGTCGATGACGGTAAAGAGTATGCGCGATCCCCACACCCGCGAGATCATCACCCGCCGCCCGCTGAAGATTGTTCGCTTTGGCGTGGAGGGCATTTCAGAGCGCATCCGGGTCGCCTTCGGCAAGTCCATCAGCAACGCGGAATTACTGGACCTGCTGCACGATCTCCGCCATATCTACAACGCCGAACAGGATAAGACGCGGGCGCAGATGGTACGGCTGTTCTTCATCGTCGGCGCACCTTACGAGGACGAGTCCGACTGGGACAATTTGCGCGAATTCATACTCGGCAAAAACGGACTGGCGAAACAGGTAGAACAAGGCGTGGTGCAACTGAAATTCACCGCCTTCAATCCGCAGCCGCCCACGCCGCTGATGTATTTCGTCCCTAGCCGCGCTTACTGGCTGCGTTACCAGCAGTTAGAGAACAGCATGGTTATCAGCCGCGCTGAACGCGAACAGCACACCGGACGTTTTTCCAATCACGTCTGGGTCATGTCGCCGCGCTCACCCAAGAACCATGCCCGCGACTTCGCTGACAACCACCAGCTTACGCCCAGTCAGGCAAACGCCCTGTTTAACACTTACAAAACCCGCGATCTAGCGCCGACAGTGGATCATGCGCGTCGCTTTGGCTGCGAAGTGATCCGCTGGCCAATTCCCTTGGAGATTCGCTATCGGGCTTCGCGGGTGTACCAGAAGCGGATGACGACGTGAACGTGAAGATGAAAATTGCATGATGAAACACCTAATTGCTCCCGCGTGGGCAGTGGCACAAGGAAGGAGTCAACGATGAAGGTCATGGCAACACATATCGGTAAGGGCGGCGACGGCAAGACCACGCTGACGAAGCATCTGGCGCAGGGATTGGCGGAAGCGGGCAAGCGCGTGCTGCTCATCGACGCCGATGTGCAGGCACATGCGACGTGGTCGTTCGGACACAACGCCGAGGACTGTCTGTACCGCTTAATGGTCAAGGGCGATTCGTGGCGGGATGTGATCCGCACCCCTGATCCGACCAAGTACCCGGAATTGTATCAGGACAGAAGAGGCTCTCTGCAAGCGATGTTGTATCTGGTGCCGGGCAACAGGGAGACCGCGGTGATCACCCTGCTTTTGCACGATGACAAGCTGCTCCGGCGGCGCTTGGCGGAATTGGAGGGCATCTTCGACTACGTACTGTTCGACACCAGTCCCGAAGCGGGGCTATTCGTCGGCTCGATCTTGATGGCGGCGACGCACGTCCTCGTGCCCTGCCAGCCGACGCCGCTGTCGGTGCAAAGCCTGATCCGCACGATGACGGCGCTGCAAGAAGCGCCACACTTAACGGTGCTGGGCATCCAGCCGACGCTGTTCGATGGGCGAACCGTTGAGCACGCCTCGCGGTTGGAGGATATGCAGCAGCGCTATGGCGATTTGGTGTGGACGCCGATCACCGAACGAAAGGCGTGGGCGACGGCGAGTGGGCAGCGGGCGGTGGTGTGGAAGGCACGTCCGACATCCCCAGCGGCGCGAGAGGCGCGGGCGTTCGTGCAGCGGGCGCTGGCGGCGTTTGGCGAGACGAGCAGCGTTGAAGCGGAAGCAGAAGGAGTGCGCGATGCCGCCGAAGTCTAGGACGAGTGTGGATTACGAGGAAAGCGGGGCGTCAGCGGGGTGGCAGGATGCTGCCCATGTGTGGGGCTTGGATCTGCCCACGTTGGCGCAGGCGGGCAAGCATATCCAGCGCACGGATGCGGGCTTGCGGATCGACGGCTTCACGCTGACCGAGAACGGCTTGCTGGCGGATGACGATGTGACGCAGGCGCAGTGGTCGGCGCTGGGGGAACTGTTTCGGCAGTTCTCCAAGACGATGCGCTGGTGGATCGGCGACTGGATGAATGCAGCGGATGAGCAGTGGGGCGATAAGTACACGGCGGCGATGGCGCTGACGGGGCTGAAGTACGGATCGCTGCGTAATCTCGCTTACGTGTGCGGCTCGGTAGATTTGTCATGGCGACATGACAAATTGACGATTCAACACGGACTGCTGATCGCCCCGCTGGATGACGAGGCGAAAGAATACTTCGCGCAGCAGATCGCCGAACAGGGTTGGTCGGTGCGGCGCTTGATGGCGGAGATCGCCGCGTCGAAGGGGGAGCAGGTGGATGCCCCCCCTTCGACGGCTGTTGCTGCCAAGCGCGTGCTGACGGCGATGAAGCAGATTGCCAGCGCCCTGAACGCCCAGCAGCGCATCGATCCGGCGCACATCGCGGCGGTGCGAGATTGGCTGTCACAGGTGGAAGCCAGTGGGTTAGTTACCGAGAGTGAGGGGCATTGATGCACCAGATTTACACCACTGGCTACTTGGGGTGGACGCAAGATCAATTGTTCGCAGCGGTGCAGGGGATGAACGCGCTGCTGGTGGACATCCGCTACTCGCCGCAAAGTCGTTATCCCGCGTGGAGAGTGGCGGCACTTCAACAAGCGCTCAGTGGCGATTACGTACACCTGAAGGCGCTGGGGAACGCGGCGTACAAAACTGGCGGGATGGTGATCGCCGACTACCCGGCGGGGTTGAAGTTCATCGCCGAAACGGTGATCGAGCGTCCGCTGGTGCTGCTGTGCGCGTGTCCTCATCCGGATCGCTGTCACCGCACGGTGGTGGGGGAGATGCTGCGGAACGATGGGTTTGCGGTGGCGGAGTTGGAGAGGGGCGGCACTGGATATGAATGAGCAGATTGGTCGTCCGAGCAGGCGGTGGGAGGAAGGATAACGCATGAACAAACAGAATCCGGGCATCGAGTGGACGCATCGGTACGGACCGCACACGGGCTACACGTGGAATCCGCTGCAAGGCTGCGATCATGACTGCCAGTGGCGGATGCCCGACGGCACGATAGCAGGTTGCTACGCGAAGGCGATTGCGGAAAAGTTCAAGAGCGCGTCGTTCTTCCCCCAAGGCTTCGAGCAGCACTACTGGCATCCGAGCAAGCTCGACGAGCCGTTGAAGTTGACCACGCCAGCGGGCATCTTCTTGGATTCCATGTCCGACCTGATGAGCCGGCGCGTCCCTGAAGGACAGATCGAGCAGGTGCTGGAGGTGTGCCGTCGGGCGCACTGGCACACCTTCTTCCTGCTGACCAAGAACGCGCCGCGCCTACGGCAGTTTCAGTTTCCGCCGAATGTGTGGGTGGGAGCGAGTGCGCCGCCGACGTTTATGTATGGCAAGGAACTCGACCTCGACCAGCAGCGGCGGATGCTCGGCAAGACGCTGGACATCCTCGCCACGACTGATGTGCCGGTGCGTTGGTTGAGCATCGAGCCGCTGTCGTTCGACGTGTCTAGCGTGCTGACTTACGCCCACATCGAGTACGGACAGGCGATCCAGTGGGCGGTGATCGGCGCGGCGACGAACGGCGCGAAGGTGTATCAGCCGCATCCTCATCTCGTGCGGCGGGCGATTGAGCAACTGCGGGAGATGGGCGCGGCAATTTTCTTCAAAGGCAACCTACGCGGCAACGCGGCGGCGGCTGTGTGGCTGGAGGAGTTTCCGGCAGTGGAGGAGACTAGATGATCGTCCTTTGGGAGCGAGAATGGAAAGAAGGAGTCGAATGCTACATCGCCAAGACGCCCCGATCTGGCTATGTTGGCGTGGTGGAACGCAATACATTGGACATTCCCGACCCTGAAAAGTCGTGGCTGTGGACAGCAGCGATTGAAAGGATGGGATCGCAACTCGGCACTGCCCCATCAATAGAGGAGGCGCAGCGAATGGTATTTGCTTGGTGGCAAGGGAATACGCCAGCCCAAGTCGGCATCCCCCGATGGCAGCAACTTCCGCCGCCAACCACGTCTGATGACACCGTGATTGAGTGACAACAGATAGAGGTTTTAATGCGTGAATACACGCAGACCAGATTAGGAAAGCATCTTTCGTTGTGGGAACGCAAGGAGAATAGGCATATGGGGCGCGAAATATTCTATCAAGTGGATAGTGTTAGTATGGCTGTTGAAGCCGCAAAGCATTGCGATGAAAATAACGCGGTAGCCAGCACTTACGAACTGACTCAGATGATCCGAGAGATCGACAGTTTGGACGATCCTGCGCTGAGAGCGAAACACATGGCGAAGGTAGCAGGCTTGGCTATCTACATGACGGCGCTCAGTTTGGCGGGTAATGATGTAAGGACGCACAGGGTATGACACAGCGGTTGGAGGAGTTTCCGGCAGTGGAGGCGGCATAGTCATGCGCGAATACACAGAGACGGAATTGCGGGACGTGGAACGGACGGTCATCGCCGCCTGCAAGGAACGCTTCGGCGATTTCGGCGTCGGCGCGAACAGTCTGGATGATGATGATCGCAAGGTGATCGTGTCCGGCTACTTCCCAGACAAGGAAGGGATGTTCGCGCTGCACCTCGTTGAGGGCATGGGCGGATTTGAGGCGCTGCTGCGGGCGCGGGCGGATGCCGAGGTGTTCGTGGCGCACGTCAAGCGGTGGGCGATGCAGAACGAAATGAAGAATGAAATGCTCGTCGATGACATTGCCAATGTGATCTACCAGACGCACTGGCATCTGGGCATCGCCGTGACGGGCGCGTATGACGAGGCGGTGCTGGCGGGGTGGCGCGACTTCGGCTTTGACCTGCCGCCGCTGATCATCGATGATGAGGGTGGAGTGCAGTGGTTGGACGATGAGGAAAGCGGCTGTTGTACCGTCCGCGAAAAAGTGAATAGTGGTAACATGAGAGGAGATACCCCTCTCTCTAGTACGGATAGGGTACGATGAGTAAAAA